GTTGAATTAGTTTCAAAAACACTTCTCAAAGTATTTATAGCATTTGATCTTAAAAATCATATTGAAACTATGATTATAAATGATGCTACAAAGAAAGAATATGTGTTAACCTTTGAAACGGCTGATCATTTTAAAGAAAGATTTTCTCAGCCAGTAAATGATATAACAGATACATTACCCTATCCTAATCCTATTTCTAAACATCAAACAGATATTAACATAGGATGGATGCGAGCAATGAAATACATGAAAAATCAGCCTGTAAAGGATATAACAGATGAAGAAATAGAAAAATGGGCACAATGGACTATTGATAAATATCCCGGTGGAGATCCTGACATTAAAAACTATATTAAAATAGCTAAAATTACTGGTGCAAAATGGATGCGATCTAAAATGAAATAAACAATAAAGAAGAATGAGTTATAATGAATTAAGACTTACTTATTCTAAAAAAGAATGTAAGTGTTCTAATTGTACTAAAAAGATATACAAAGGTGATGAAGTATATATCAAACCAAAAGATTACATAGTACATAAAAAATGCCATAAATCAAATGCTACATCCTGAGAAAAAATATTGTATCAACCACCCATCAAGACCAATATTTTCACATCAACGATGTATATACTGCTATCGAAAAGAAATCTTATTACCTAAACAATTATCGAAGCAAAAGAAAGTGTATAAAATAAAGAATTATTCTCCTAAACGTATCTTATTAAATAAGGAATATGATCGTAAGAAAAAAGAGAAATGGAATCAATTAATATTGGAGAAAAAAAATAGATGCTTTTTTACTGATACCTGGTTAGATCCTAATGGTCCAGTTCCTGATTTTCATCATACAATAGGAAGAACAGGAGATCTATTATGTGATATGAATTATGCGTTTCCATGCCTTTTTAAGCCACATAGACAATATACAGATTTACAGTACACATATGATCAACTTGAAAAGATTGATTGGTATAAACCCTTTCTAAATCGTTTAAAAGAGACATATCCATTATTGTATCAAAAAGAACTTTATCGTATTGAAAAGGCTAATAAGAAAGTTATAAGATTATAAATAATATTATATGGCAAAATATGTAAAACGAAACGAACCAAATAAAATCATTATATCTGCTGAATTTGGTAAAGTACCACCATCAGATATAGAAATGGAAAAATCAATTCTCGGTACACTAATCAATCATTATCATCTTATTGCTAAATTCCCTTATTTAAAAGCAGAATGTTTCTATAAAGACTCTCATCAAAAGATTTATAAAGCATTGATTGAATTGTATGATAAGGATTGTAAACCGGACCTATTAATACTTACTGATCATTTACGTATCACACATGAATTAGAATCTATTGGTGGACCAGTATATCTTACTCAATTAAGTGGATTAGAACTACCAATAATTGATTCTCATGTAAAGATCATAATGGATAAATATTTCTATCGTAATCTAATCATGTTATCACAGATAGTACAAAATAAGTCATTTGATGCTACTGATGATCCGTTAGATATTATTGATTCATTACAGGTACAATTAATGGAGATGACTGAATTCGATGGTGATGTGCAGAATAATTTTAACAGATCATTAGAAAATACTATCAATTCAATCGAATTAGCATCTAAAGGAGAAAATGCAACAGTATTAAAGACAGGATTTAAACAATTAGATAAGAAGTTTACATTTGTTATACCGTCTGTTTATATTCTTGCCGGAGAAGAAGGCACAGGAAAATCAAAATTTGTAACAAGTATTGCCAGAGGAGTATTAGATAATGAACCAGATGTAGCAATACAATGGTTTACATTTGAAGATGGACGTAAGAAGATAATATTATCTTTTTTAGCAATGGATGTAAGGAAAACAATAAAAGAATTACAATCCATTAATTATAAAATGACTACAAAAGATAAAGAAGAAGTAAAACAAAAATCTAAACAATATGATAAATATATAATAGAATTCTATGATAGAGCAACTAGTATAGGAACTATATTATCGAGATCAAAACGATTCAGTGATAAATATAAAGACAAGAAACGATTAGTAATCATTGATAATCTTGGATTGATTGAATGTGATGATAAAGCAGGTATTGAGAGAGATGATTTTATTGCAGCAAAAGTAAAGAGCATCGCTGATAATAATAATAACTCTGTAATCCTTCTTCATCACTTCACTAAAGAGATAGCTAAGAAAGCAAATATAGAAGATGGATATAGACCACGTAAGGAGTATTTAAAAGGATCTACACGCATTCTTGATTATGCTCAACAGGCTTTATTTATTAACTTGGTACGTAAGCATCCTGATTTATTATCCGAGGAGAAACACCTCTCTTTAGACTTTATAGGTATGAAAGATATTGAGTTTACCGAAGCAAATTTTGATAAATATCTTTGGAGTCTTAATAGTATGCCAGATAAAGAAACCAAAACTACAACAGATCTACGTGTTGAAACATTAAGTAAATTAAAATCTTTAATAAATAATGATATTAAATTCTCCAATGGAAAATTAATCACATTTTCAGATATAGTACAGAAATATTCAGAATATAATGCATATGTAGATACCAGGAATAAAGGAAGAGATGAGAAATATAAAGAACAAAAGATTTCAATTTTGTCTTTTCTTTTAAGAAAACATTATAATAGTAGTTTTATAAGTGCTGTTAATTCTACAAGAAGTCAATATTTATATGGTAATAATCCTAATCTAAAACATCATATTGATAATTTATTTATTGCAGAATCAATCAAGAATAGAGATGATGATAATTTATCTGAAAACGCAATATTTAGATTCATTGCAGATCTTGGATACAATTTATTTACAGAAATAGATGAAAACGGGCAATTTGAATTAAAACCAAAAACATGATAACATTAATAATTCTTATTTATATAGCAACAATCTTCTTAGGAAGATATATTGACATTAAGGTACAAATACATATTCATCAAATTCATTATAAAACATATATTGAATATTATGTATGGTTTATACCAATAATCAATTTAGCAATGCCATTAACTAACTATTTAGGACATGAAATAGAAACAAGAAAATTAGATATTAAACATAATAGATTTGTTAATTGGTTTTTTGTGGGAGTGAATTATAAGACTAAAGAAAGTAAGCAGGCTGATCATGAACTTAATGAATTTTTTAAGTTTAAACATAAAGTAGGTGGAGAAGTAGAGAGAGACTTAACTGAACCAAGTAAATTTAAAGACAGTTTATAATGGGAGTATTTAATAGTATTGATTTAGTATTACAAAATGAATTTCCTGATAATAATAATCATGCTGAATTACTTAATGAATTCTATGCATGGTTAGATAATGAAGAAAAGAATATGATATTTGTTTATTCAGATAAACCTGGAATACTATTAGATTTATGTAATAGTGAAGCAATATCTATTTCTTCCTGTTTGGAATATTGGTGCTAACATATTAAAAAAGGAATACATAATGGAGAAGGATTTGTTATCAAACAATAAAATGATTGCTTTATTTATGGATTGTATTGAAGGTGATATCAATAAGAATATAGTTATACGTAAATCAAAAGAATGGGATTTTCCAGGTATTGATAGTGGAATTAATTGTAGAATAGAATATTTAAAATATCATTATTCATGGGATTGGTTAATGCCAGTTATTGAAAAAATAAGTAAAATTGAAATGGATGATGATTCTACTTATCCATGTACATTTGGAATGATTAATCAGGAAAATGGATTATTTATGTTTAGATTTAATAGATATCCAATATTTGAACATTCATTACTTATAACTGCAGCATACTTTGCAGTATTAAATTATATAGAACATTATAATACTTTAAATCAATAATTAAAATTAAATTAAACTCATGACAGAAAGTAAAAAGTCATTATTGGATGTCTCTGAATCAGAGATAAAGTTAACATTTCATAATTATAAATTACTTCGTAAAGAAGAATTTACCTTACAGGGTAGTCATATTTACTTTATCAAAGGCTGTAACGAGGTAGGAAAAACAAGTATTCTTACTGCATTACGTGCTAGTATGGAAATGAAGGATGATACTCCACAGAAAGTAACATTAGGTGAAACTGAAGGATGTAATGAGTTTACAATACCTGGTCCTGATGGTAAGATGTATAATATAGTATATGAATTTACTGATTCTACAACCAAGTTTGTAATATTTGATGAAGAAGGTAATAAGATATCAAAGATTACAGATATGCGTAATATCTTTAAGTATAATCATGTTGATGCTACTTCATTTATTGGATGGAGTAAAACTGCAGAAGGAAGAAGAAAACAAAAAGAATATATACTTGAACTGTTACCAAGTAAATCGTATCTTGATTATAAAGATCTTGAAAACAAAGAAAAAGAACTATTTGATCAAAGAACTAAAGTAAATAAAGATCTTGATGATACTAATCTCTTAAAGAAGAATGAAGAATTAACCGGAGAAGAAAGAGAGATACAGAAGAATCTTAAAAAAGCAGAAGAACAATTAAAGTTAAGAGAAACAGAATTAAAAGGATTAACTGAAGTTGATAATAAGATATCAGATGTAGTTACACAGATGATACAAGTACAGGCAAAAATAGATAAAATAAATAATGATGCACTTGTATATCTTAATAACTTAAAGAATCTTAATACTACTGCAACAAGTAATATTAAAGAATATGAAAACAGGATTAAAGAGTTACAAACTAAAATAGAAATAGAGAAAACATTAATTGTAACTAATACTAAAGCAATATTAACTAAAGAAAATCAGGTAAAGGATCTTATTAGTCCTGATGAAAAGGAATTATTAACATTAACTGATCAAAAGAAAGTATTAGAATTACAAAAAGGATCAGGAGAAGATAAAGATAAAGTTGCTAAACTTACCGTATCTGTAGAGAACGGTAGAGCATATGTAAATAAAGCCAAGACACTAACTGATAAGTTGGTTAAATTTGATGGTTTTAAAACGAAATCAGACACTTTAACAGAAAAGGTAGAGAATCTTACCAACGAGATAACAAAACTGCGTAAAGACAAAGAAACAATAGTAAAAGAAGGTGAATTCCCTGTAGAGAATCTATCCTTTGATGAAGAAGGTTATCTTACTATTAATGGACTAAGATTTGATGAACATCAAACATGTGAATCCGATACCATACTTATAGTAGCACAACTAATGTGTAAGATGAATATAACACCAATACAGATATTAGGTGATGCATCATTATTAGATTATAAGAAACTTGATAAGTTATATGATATAGCAGAAGCAAATGGTAAGATCATGTTTGTTGATGAGATTGATCGTACACTCGATAAATTAGTTATCGTAGGATATGAGAAGAAGAATAAAGAAGAACAAAAAGAAAAGAAACCAACTAAACCATTATTTTAATGAGAGAATTTGAAATAGAATATATATCACATGATATTATTATGGCTGAAGACTTTAATGCTGCCAGAAGATTATTTGTTTTAAAACATAATATACCAGATGCAGCAACTTGTTTCTACGATGTAAAATCAGGAGAAAAGAAAGAAGTGATAGGTCATTGTGAAATGTCAGAACTACCTATTTTTGAAGGAGAAAAATATACTACTGATGGAGAAGTAATGTGGTTAGATAGTGAGTGTGAAGATGATCCTATTACAGATAACAAAGAAGAAGATCCTAATTTATAAATTAATTAATAATAAATAACATGAGTGATACAAAGAAAATTCGTGTAGCAGAAGTAGAATTCCAAGATGAATTCCGCCCAGAAGGTAAGAGCTTTACTATATTCTATTTCAAATTAAAGACAGAAGATGGTGAATTGGCTCGTTTCTCTACTAATGGACGTAACCAGACTAAATTCCTTGTAGGTAATGAATATGAAGTAGTAGTAAGTACCAAAAATAACAGGAGTGGTATAAATACATTCTTTGACTATTCTGATGCATACAAAGAATCACATAAAGCAAGTAGTGGATCTACCGGAGGACAAAAGAAAGGTGGTGCATGGAGTCCATATGTAAGACCAAGAAGTGAAGCAATGTCTATCATAGCACAATCATCTTATGAAGCAGCAGTACTAGCATCAACCAAATTAGCAAAAGATAAACTTACTTCACATAGCCAGGTAAAAGATATCGCAGAGATGTTTGCTAAGTTTATTATTACTTCTTCTGGATTCGATTCTCCTGAATGTAAGACAGGAGTAGCAGACAATCTTAAAGTGGCTAATCAGAAATCAATCACGTATCAGAATGCATTAAAACGTGCAGTAGATATGATAGATTTTCCATTCTTTGCTCCATTATCAGTAGATAAAGTACCTACTTGTTCTACTCAGAAGATTATTGAAATGGCTGAATTAATTGTAAAAGATATAACTGAAATAGCAAATGGACTTTAGAAATAAAAGATATTGTCCATGGCAAGATGATACATTATGGGGTGAAAGAGCTGCAAAAAGTGGTTTACTTTATGGTGTATATGATAATGAATTAAATAGAAAATGTACTGATAAAGAACAAGGAGGATTAATACAATCTAAAGAACAATCAGTATTAAAAGCAGTTGCAATGAATATAGCAATTAAAAAGAGTAAATAACTATGGATTTTAAAAAGTATCCACTTACACAATCACTAATATCCAGATTCCTTTACAAAGGTGAAGAGAGAGAACTATTCTGTCCAAAGAAAACGTATTGTATTGATATGATTAAATCACATCATTATCGTACTGCTTCAATGCTTAATGGTTCTTATTTTGAAACTCTTTGTATAGGATCTGGTGCTGGTGGTCGTATAACAGATGATTTACCACGTAAACGTCTTGTTAAAGCAAGAGAACTGGAAAATATAAAACGTAAAGAATCAGGTCTACCAGAGATAAAAGGTGATAAGACCATGGATCAGATACGTATTGAACAACAGGCACAGAGATTTAAAGTACTCTCTGCAAAGTATCAGATAACAGTAGAACCAAGAGGGAATACACAAGTAAGGATAACTGTACCATGGCATAAAAATCCAGAGATATACTTATCATGTGAATTTGATATATTCCCTACTGCAATAATTACCAATGAAGGACTAAAATTAGCAATAATAGATCTTAAACTTACTGCTGATATAAATTCTCAATTCGGGGAGTACTCATGGGGTGCGCCAGATTTCATGGACTTAATTCAAGCTTATATGTACCACTACTGCGCACGTCAAGTTATTAATCATATAGACACCAATCCACATATAGTTGAACTACTTACTAAGCCAGCCGTTTCTTTAATACAGCAAAATCAATTAGAATTCTATTATTGGGTTTTCAATTATAAAAAGGAATCTTTAGAGGACAAATTAATTAAAGTTGTTTGGGATTCTATGAAGGAACAAGAGTTACATGAGGCAATAAGAAAGACTGTATCTCTCATTGACTATTATTCTGCATTGAATTGGCCAGCAAAATCAAATTATAAACTCTGTAAAGAGTGTACAGTATTCGAATGTCCTTCAAAAACAAACGTTCAGAGTGTATGATATATTAAATAAGTTGTATATTTGCTATTGTCTAAGCGTTCTTACTAATAAATAGCAAAAGATATTAATAGTCCCCAAAGTGAACATTCCTTTATTGGTAAGAGCTTAGACACTCGTTCATGGAGGGGACTTTTTATATTATATATTATGGAAAAACTTTGTGGCATCTACAAGATTACTTCGCCAAGTAAAAAGATTTATATTGGTCAAAGTAATAACATTAAAAATCGTTTCAGATATTATAAGAAACTACAATGTAAAAAACAATTACATCTATATAATTCATTTATTAAATATGGAGTAGATAAACATAAATTCGAGATATTACATTTATGTACAATAGAAGAATTAAATACTATTGAAAAATATTATGTTGATTTGTACCAAACTTTTAATACAAAGTATGGAATGAATCTTCGTGATGGAGGTGGAAATAAAACTACTTTTTCTGATGAAACGAGATTAAAAATGAGTCTTAAAAAGAAAGGAATTCCTACTAAAAGCTGGATACCAAGTAAAGAAACAAGAGAATTATGGAGTAAGCAAAGAAAAGGTAGAAAACAAACACTAGAACAAATAGAAGCAAAAAGACTTAGTCAAACAGGTAAAAAGTTAATTGTAAAATTAAGTCTAGAAGAAAGCAAGAAAAGATCATTGCGTATAATAGCAATAAGTAAAAAAAGACATGAAGAATATCTAAAGACAGGTATTCAAACATATAATATGAGAATCAAAAAATTTGAATGTAAAGACAAAACTAATATACAAAGTGTATAATAGATATTTTGTGGTGTGAAGTTATGTTGTGTTGGATGGTGTGCAGTCCAGTAAAGTTTAGTATTTTAGGGTATTGTCAAGTGGAGTATTGTGTTGTGTTGTTAAGTCGTATTTAGTAATTTATCGTTTTGTATGGTAGCGTACTAATTAGTAATGTTAAGTAAAGTTTAGTGTTTTTTAGTATTAATTTAATTATTATTTATGAAAAAGTTTAAAGTAAGTATTTATACGGAAAAATACATGCAGCACAAAATGTCTGATGAAAAATTAGAGGAATGGGAAAAGAAAAGAGGAGTTATTATAGAAAGAGATGATATTGCTTATACTGATCTTGTTCGTGCTGAATTCCATTGTTATCGTAATAAAGATGGTAGATGTTATGTCCCTTCTGAACATATTAAACAATCTCTTATTAATGGTGGAGGACAAGTTAAGTCTAAGGTAGGTAATGGTCGTAAATCAATGACAAATATAGTTGCTGGATTATTTACTGTATCACCTGAAGAAATATTAATTCGTGACTTTGATACTATTGACAAAAGGAGTGCAGTTAATAGGAATGTAAAAGCCAGGATCATTACTATTCGTCCACGTTGGAATGAATTAGAATTAGAATTTACTATTCTTGTTAAGAACGATACCGTTACAAAGGAAACAGTTAAATCTATTATAGAGAATGCTGGTGTTATGTATGGTATTGGAAGTTATCGTCCAGAGCACAAGGGGGAGTTTGGCGTGTTTGATATTGTAAAATTTGAAGAATTAAAATAAATTTCCTAATTTTACACACCAATCAATGAAGTCATGCAAAGCGGTGTGAAGTTTTGTGGTGTGTGGTTTCGTGAGGTATTGTAAAGATAAATTAAGAGGGAGTATAAACACTTCCTCTTTTTTTATTATGTTTGAGAAATAAAAGAATTTAAAGAAGTTAAATCAAATTAATAAATTAATTATGTTTAAAACAATACCACTTTTAAGAGGATTTACAGAAATACAAAAGATTTACGAATTAGCAGTTAAGAATGATTGTGTTATTTGTGGTGGTTATGCACGTTATTGTGCATCACCATTACTTACTGAAAAAGTTAAGTTTGCATCTGATATAGATCTATTTCCTAAATCAGAAAAAGCATGTGATAATATGCTTAAAAATCTTAATAAGATGGGATATATGAAAGGTTATGAAAATCATGTATCTATTACTATAAGACCTAAGAAAAAGAATGATGTAACACTTGCATCCATTCCTACTCCACAGATCATCAAACCAGTTATAGAAGGTAAGATAGTAACACTTAGTACAGTTGAAGAAATATTAGAAAACTTTGACTTTACTATTGTACGTGCAGCAATACTATCTCCTACTGAAGTAATGGTAGATGAAGATTTTGAGAATGATGAACTACATGGTTATCTTAGGTTAAAGAATATTCATTGTCCAATTAGTTCATTACTTAGATGTTGTAAATATGCTCGTAAAGGTTATTTTATGAGACCAGTTGAAGCATTAAAGTTATTTCAGGATTGGACTAATAGAGGATCAGACTATCAACAGAGGATAACAGAATTATTTGTTGTATCAATGAAAGGAGATAAAGAAGGTGGTATAACACGTAAAGAAATTGATGAACTTGAAGCATTATTAAGAATTGATTAAATGAGAAAAAAAGATATCACACTACAACAAAAGATTAAAAATATGATCTGTGAAATTGATAATGAACGATATTCCGATATGATCATAGAAAATACCGATACTTTAAATAGTATTGGATTAGATAGTTTAGATATAGTAGAACTAACATTAAAAATTGAAAAACAGTTTAATATATCTATTCCTGATAAAGATGTAGAAAGTTTTAAAGATAAAACTATTGCTGATTTAACTATTTATTTATCCAATTATAACTTAAATTAATTATGACAAAAAGATTATTAGATTTTAAGGAAAACCCAGTCCAATCATTATCACTTAATGAGTTAAAAGAAACAATTGACGAAAGGAATATAGGTAGTAATCCTATTTCTGGAATAGTACATTATGTCCTATTAGAACGTATACAGGATATGTTAGAGAAAGCAAAATTCTCATTTGATATGGAACCTATTTATGCTACATCAGGTGGTGCTAGTGCATTCCCTGGTGTTACTAAACTACCAGTACTTGAACAACAGTATGGTGAAGGATCATTACAGGCCCATATCCTTAGAAGAATGATTACAGCATTTAACATTAAGAAAGGTGAAACAGAAGATACTACTCAATCTATTGCTGTAGCATATCATCAGCAAGGTATTCAGGTTGCATTTGGACCTAATGTAAAGATATGTAGGAATCAATGCATCTATGGTGCTAAGAATAGGTTTCAGACATATGGTGATGGTAAACTTGATGTAGAAAGATTATTCCAGATCATATCTGATTGGATCCTTAATTATGATGAGATAAGAGCAAGAGATGTAGCTATTCTTGAAAATATGAAGAATGTTGTTTTAACGTATCCTAATGTATGTGATGTAATAGGTGAACTAAATCTTATCAGGGTAGAAAAAGATAGTCTTAGATTACGTCCAGAGTATATCCTTCAGCAAAACCAAATTGGAGATATAAGTACTACATATCTTAAATACCTACAAGGAGATAATAAAAGTCTTGACTATCAAAAAGGACTTACATTATATGAGTTCTACAATATGTGTACCGCATTACTAAAACCGGAATTTACTGACTTGCCTAATATCATTGGTAGAAATCATTTACTTGGTGATTATCTGATTAATAAATTTGAATTAGATAATTCTATTTTAAATTAATTAACTATTGTTTAATAAGGAGAGGGACTATTTAAGTATAGTCCCTTTTCTTTTATTTAAATAAGATATGAATAATTTAGTTAAATATACTCATGATAAAGGATATGGTAGATTTACCTTTCCTACTATATTTAGAGATAATGCACATTGGACAAGAAGTAAAGATCCAAAAGTAGTACCTGATGGTAGTATATTATGGTATTCTATTATCGTTAATGACTTCTATGACTTATCAGATGATGAATTAAAACTCATACTTAATGAGTTTATGGAATTAACTGATAGACAAGAAAATTTAAAAAAATTCTTTAAACCATTATTTGATAATATATGATAAAATAATGGATTATTGTGATCAACTACATTTATCATCATTTGGGAATAGAGAAGAATTAACAATTACTACATAATGGAAAAAGTAATTAACAAACCAATGGAAGTACAATTTCGTGAGTGGAAATGTAAATTAGTTTTTAGACAATATTTTAATAAACGTACAGCAATAGAATTAATAGAAATAGGAACTAATGAACCTATTGCAGTTGCTACAGTTAATCTTCCTGATATTGATTTAAAACAAGATGAAGTAGCAATTAAAAATTATAGTGAAAATGAAGGAATGTTAAATGTTTTAATTACAACAGGTATAGTAAGTACTCCAATAGATTTAGTACATAGTGGATATGTAGAAATACCCATTTGTCGTTTATTAATCAAACCAGAATAAATATGAAAAGAGAAATCTTTACATTTAATGGAAAAGATTATGAAAATAATCAAGTTGTACATTTTACCTTTTGTGTACATAAAAACTGTATTGAAAAATTTCTTAAAATAGTTGGTAGTAATAAATACCAAAGTAAAAAAAGACTTACTTTTTCTCCTATACAAACTATTTATAGTACTTCTGTTTCATTTAAAGGAAAAACTATATTTGGTTGTTATCTTGCTTTTCATCTATATAGAATATTAAAAGAATTAGGAGTACATGATTGGGATGAAGTAAGAGATAATTTTGTAGTATATCAACATAAATTATATAATGAATGAAAGATCCAGGATATTGTATTAATGATGAAGTAGAAATGATAAATGATTCTCCAAGAAATCAACCTCCTATAAAAGCAGGAACAAGATTTCGTATTCGTGATTTCCCTCCATGTACTATTAAAGTAGGAACTAAATTTAATTATTTCCTATATGGTAAAACATCAAACGGAATTGATGTAAGAGCATTTATTGAAGAAGTAAAACGTATCCAATGAAAACAAAAGAAATAATAGAAACAAAAGCAGAAATAGTAACATTAAAGTTTAAAGTACCAAAGAGTTTTAAAGATCCATTAAAGATTATAACTAATGAAGATAGTTTTGATGAAATTGGTGTTGAAGAATGGTCACACTATTATAACATCCACATTGGGTTACCTGTAAAAGAAGAAGTATGAAAAAACAAATATTAATATCTACTGATAGTCCAAAAAAAACAAGAGTATCTATACCAGTACAACTACAGGGTGGAAATCCCTTATTTGGATACATATGGATAGATGATGTATGTTATACCATTATTAAAAAACGTAATATTACAGTTAAACGAACAGTATTAGGAAGATGAAAAATGATGAACTAATGGAAGAAGGATTAAAAGACTGTCCAGAATGTAATGGAAATGATCCAGAATGCGATCTATGTCTTGGTGCGGGTGTAGTACCATATACAGAAGAAGATGCAATAAATGATAAAGAAAATGAATGTATTAGCAATAATGATATGATGAAAAATGGAGATTAATGGGATAAAAATAAAGTCTATTCGTCCAATGACAGAACAAGAGAAGAAAGAATATATAGGAAAAGATAACTACTTTCCTTATGGAAATACATTATTTTGTATAGAATTGGTCAATAATTCAATTATCTATCCTAAATTTGCTTGTGTTAAATGTATGAGTTCTGAATCTTGTTTATTTAATTTAATCATATAATCAATGAATACCTTACAATATATAAGAGAAATAACTAATAATGTACTTTTATTAGTTGATGATTCACCAAGCAAAACAACAGCATTAGGTTCAGGAGAATATTTTTGTCTGATATTTTTTACTGAATATAAATCCTATTTACATAATTACTCACAATATAAAGGTAAATCAAACTATAATGAAGATGCGGATTGTTATGATATAGATATATGGAAACAAGGATCTAATAATGGTTATTATTTATCTACTAACTATGATAAAATAAAAGACGACAGTAAAGGCAGAGTAATTATAGTAACACCAACAGATATTACACAATGTGTAGTATTAGAAGATACAAATACAACATTAGCAAACACAGGTAATTATATTATTAACTAAAAACAATTAAACTTATATTAATAAAAATGTCTATATTTGTTATGTGTTTATGTGAGGACACTTAAAGATACTGGTAGAAATACCCAAAAACCCCCGAAGTGCCTCACATCACTAAAGGGGTTTTTAAATTTATTAATATGAAAGAGATTAAATTAAGTCAAAAAGGTAAAGTTAATAATGGTAAAATTACTATTGTTGACGATGAAAATTATGATTATCTAATGCAATGGAGATGGACTGCAGTAAAATTTAAAAATACTTACTATGCTATGAGGAATCAATATATAGGGGGAGGAAGAGATAATCCAAAATATAAATATTATGCAATGCACCGAGAAATAATGAAAACTCCTGATAATATGGAATGTGATCACGCTTTTCGTAATGGTCTTGATAATAGAAAATTTATTGAAATAGATGGTGAATTAAAAATTAATCTTAGGAATTGTACTCATACACAAAATAGTTTTAATAGAACAAGTTATGGAATGTTTAAGAGTCTTGGAGTATTTGGTACTAAATATAAAGATAAAACATATATTTTTGCAGCAATAAGACATAATAAAAAACTTATACATTTAGGTAGATTTAAAACAGAACAGGAAGCTGCATTAGCATATAATGAAGCAGCAATCAAATATCATGGAGAATTCGCTAATCTTAATATTATAAACTAATAAATTTTAATTATGGATCAAAACAACATTCTTCAAATGAAATTTTCGAAAACCAAGATAGAACAACTTATTACAGTATCTTACTTTGTACCGGAGATCAATCGTAATCGTACAGAAGAGATAACAGAACAACCTCATCAGGACTTCTTAGCAGCCCTTTTAAACCTATCTCCATTCATAGCTGATGTTTTCTATGCATCAGAAGATAAGAAACTTTTATATAGTGCTACAGGGTTTAAATACAGTAGTAATGATAAAGTAATACTTACTGGTAAGGTAGCAACAGAAAGTGGATCAGTAGTAGGTATTGCTACTCCTGCTATTAATACAGAAGAAGATACTTATGGGTTTGAAGAAGAATTAGCAGAAGCAGTATCTACTATGGTACTTGAAACACATGCATTATTAACAGGAAAGAAAGTAGGAGTAAAACAACTTACTATTGAAGATGGAATTAAATCTAATGAAAAAGATGAACAGAATTATAGTGAGGAAAAGATTAAACAAGAATTAAACGAAGAAGATAAAGAAGAAAATTTACCACCGGATAATGATGAATTTACATTACCAGAATAAGGTTTAATTAATAATATAAGGGTAATTAGAAATAGTTACCCTTTTTTAATCTCTTATAATATGGATTTAACAGATAAAGAAATAAAAGAAGGAAATATTTTAATAGTAGATTTTCTTGAATGGGAATGGCATTCTAATGTAAATGATGAAACAATATGGATTCCTAATATGTATCCTTTTACTGATGTTGAAAATACAGGACAAACTACATTTAATATTATGGAATGTGAATTTCATAATAATTGGAATTGGATTCATTCATTATGGGAAGAATTGCATAGAAAGGTTTGTATTCCAATGGTAAGAGATAATAAACACTTAAAATATCTTCATCCAATAATACAAGAGACTAAGAAATCTATTATATGGGGATATAAAGAAACAACATACCAAAATATGATTAAATTAATCAAACTTTACAATAAACAATTTGAAAACGAATGACAGTTATAACAGGTATATTAATAGTATTGTATTGTCTATATCAATTATTAGATATAGATATGTTTATAAAGAAGTTTCATGGTGCAATGTTAGAAGGTACAATTGATGCATTTGTATTCATTGGCATAATAATATGGTTAGTTGTTCAATTCTTTTTACAAAGTGCCTTTATTGCTTTAATTCCAATGGTTTTTATGTTATTCCATGATAGTATATCACCATGGAGAAGAAAGTTATTAAACATCGTTATATTGATTAGTTTAATAACAATAGTATCATTTATAGTATTGAATAAAATGTATTTTCATTTTAATTTCTGGACATTGAATTTTTAAACTATGAATATTGATATAAATATACCAGACGGACAATCTGGAAATTGGAGTGTAGAAACATTTGAAGTGCCAAAAGAAGATCTATCACAATTTATTTCTATGATGAAATATGGAAGAGGCGTTCCTGCAGGAATATATAAAAGACTTACATATAAAGGATTAGTTGTAATGAGTAATACACCTGATGAAATACGTGATTTTATGGGTTTTGTTTATAGAGCAAAAGGAAGTATCTTAATTAATGGATTAGGTCTTGGAGTGTTATTAAAAGCATTATTAGATAAATCTGAAATAACTGATATTACTGTAATAGAAAAAGAACAAGATGTAATTAATCTTATTGGTCCTTATATTACAGATGAAAGAGTAACTATTATTCATTCAGATGCATTTGATTATATACCACCAAAAGATAAAAAATATAACTATGTGTGGCATGACATATGGGATAATATTTGTGCTGATAATTTAAAAGAAATGAAAATATTACATCGTAAATATGGAAGAAAAACAGAATACCAGGAAAGTTGGTGTAGAGATAGATGTGAATATCAAGCAAAAAAAGATAAACAATATGATCGTTATAATAAATATTTTTAATTATGTACGTAGAAGATATAATAAATAAACTTAATAAGAAATTAGTTCGATTTGCCAATGTAGATTACTATCCTGCAATAACAGTACAGGATATGTTAAGAGATAAAGCAAAAGAAAGTATATCATGGTCAGTAGAAGATTTTGAAAACCAAGCAAAACAGAATTGTAATGATGATGATAACTGGGACCAATATTATAATAAAGATATGTTTTGTGAAGCATTACGTATCATGATAGAAAAACATGATGCCAGTATAGGTATTTCATGGGATACTGTAGACTATTACTTAGAGACATATTGTAGTATTAAAGACTATGTTGAACCATTAGTAATGAAAGAAAAAAAGAAAAATACTATTACAACAAGAGATTTATCTGCGATTGATGATATAGAAGAACATAAAATAAGAAATAGATGAATAGAAATGATGTTGAAAGTGATGGGGAATGGTATCTATCATGGATGTTTGATGAACTATATGATGCTGGCATAATAAAAAGATATTTATATGAATCAAATTCATTTACATTATCACGTACCAGGACTTATCCTATATTAGAAATAAAGAAGACTAAGACAAAGCTAAAAGAATTATCATTTCTACAAGAACATACTTATAAACCAGATTTTTTGCTTGAATGGAATGAGAAGTATCTTAATAAATTCTTTAGAATAATAGAAGATAATACCTGTACTGTTAAATGTCCTTTCTTTGCTATCAGATCAACTAAAGATAATAAACCTTATACATTTATAGAATGCAAACCGATTTTTGATAAAAATTCAATGTCCAGACTATTTAGGATTAATCAGAAATGGTTATATGATAAGTATGGTTTATTTGTACAGTTATGTATAGTACCTACTATATTTGAAAAGATATTTACTCCTGATAGATTTCGTTTAACGGACAAAACAATGCAACAAAGAATATTAAAATACGAACCAATAACACTTAATGAATATTTAATGAAATTAGATATATGAAATTTATTTTTAAAACAATTAAAGAAAAAGGCAAATGGTCATTCTTACATGATCCATATCATGTAATTAAATTAAAAAGAATAAAAATTGGTTCAATAGATCATTTATATCCTCATACTATTAGATTAAAAATAATAAAGGATGAAATACATAATGATAATAATCCTAATTGTAAATGGATGTGGATTGCATTAAAACATAAATCTATTTCATTAGAATATGCAAAACAATTTTGTAATGATAATATAAAAGAAATTACTAACAAGTATAAATTATGTATGAATGACTAAAAAAGAACTTTTAAAGCAAATAGATAATTTAGATCTTCGTGATGATGATCCTATCGTAATAGAAATAGACAATAGAAATGAAGATTATTCACATCATTGGATAGATAGTTATGATTTTACTATTGGTACAATAAAGTTAGATGAAGATTATACAGAAATAAGATTTAAAGTAATACCTAATTAATATGATAAAAGAAACAAAAATAAATACTACTATAGAATCTATACATGATACTATGTTTGGATTAGTTATAACAAATACAGATAAAATAATAACTGAAATTAAATATTTTGATATATCTACTCCTGAACAAAAACCATTATGGGTTATATCTAATAAAGAAAAAGAATTAGGTAATTTTTTACTTTTAATGAGAAGATATTTAGAAGAAACTAAAACAATATAATAATGGCTTATTTCAGTAATTCAACAGAAGGATCAGTATTTGAATATCAATGTTCATTATGTAAATATGGACAAAAAACATGTCCTATATTCCTAGTTCAATTTGAATTCAATTATGATGCATGTAATAATGAAGTAGCAAGAAAGATCCTCGATACTCTTGTACAAAATAATGGTACGTGTGCAATGTGGAAAGAGTTTAAAAATGACTTTAGGATAGATCCTGAAAGTAAAGATCAATCATTATTTGATGAAGTATTTAATAATAATAAAAAAGATTGAAAGATTTTAATACAAATACTACTAATTGTGATACATGGTTAACACCACCAGAATTAATACAATCATTAGGTACATTTGAGTTAGATCCTTGTAGTCCTGTTAATAGACCATGGGATACTGCATTAAAACATTTTACAGTAGAAGATAATGATTTATTACAGGACTGGATGAATTATAGGGTATTTTTAAATCCACCTTATGGAAATCAATTAGAAGCATGGTTAAATAGGATGGCAATGCATAGTAATGGTATCGCATTAATCTTTGCTCGTACTGATACAAAAGCATTTCAACAATATGTATTTCCTTATGCCAATTCAATCATGTTTATTAAAGGAAGGATTCAATTCTATACTATTGATGGTAAACAAGGGAACAATGCAAATGCACCTTCATTACTCGTTTCTTATACAGACTATGATAGTGATATGATTGAATCATCCGGTATAAAGGGTTTTCATGCCCTTTTAAGACCTGATATATTTATAATAGGTATTCATCCACAAGAAAACCGATCGTGGAAAATAATAGTACAGGATGCATTACAGACTCTTAATAAAGAAGCAACATTAGAAGAGATATATAATACTGTAATAAAACTTGCGCCATTAAAGATTCAACGTAATAAACACTATAAAGAAAAGATAAGACAAACATTACAATTTCACTTTAATAATATAGATAAAGGAATATGGAGCAATTAAAAAAAGAATTAATTCATAATAAATTATCAGATAAAACTTATTCACTTTGTGAAGCAGTAGCAGATATATCATATCTTGCAGGAGAACATAAATACTATAGTGGTAATAGTAGACAAGATATTGGTGATTTTATTCAATGGGCATTTGAATTTGAGAAAATAAACAATGGAGTTAAATGGGGTATAGATTCTAATATAGATTATATTGATGCTATTACTTCATTCGCTGAAAATAAAATGAAATGATTAATCCAATAACAGAACTGGAATACTTCACTGAACTACCGGAAGGATATGTATTAATGGAAAATTATAGTGAGTTATTTAAACTTAAAGAAGGAGAAACAGTACTTACAGTAGATACTTCTATTATACGTGAAGGATTAATACTCATTGTATTCAATCCGGTAACAAAAGAATACTATCCAAGACATCTATCTAATTGTAGTGATAAAATTAAACTACTACAATACTACAATGATTGGAATCTTTATATTAAAGAATCTGATTTGATATGGAATAAAAAGAAATAATATTTTTTCAGTAATTAGTTAATAAATGTAAAAGGTCCTTTGGAATCCATAACCAAGGGACCTTTTTTTTAATCCACGCACCTATACTTTATCTCCATTTACTAAATTGATCTAACTGTAATATCTTAGTCAGATCTTCACTATTCTCTATTCTTCTTATAAAATCAGTATAACTACTCATCAATGGTATTGACTTTCTAAACTGTACCCATCCTTTAAAATCACCCCTATCAGTAAATGCATCTGCCTTATCTCCAAATGCGATATCCCATGTGGCACCCATCATTGTACTTGCTGCAGTAACTGTCTGTAATGCCCTTGAAAATGCTACTGGTTGCATACTCTGTACTCCAATCTTCAATAACTGATTAGGACTATATTGTTGTACAAAATTATCCATCATATACATCTTCCACCATTGTTTCATGGTATCATTATCTTTATCATCTCCGAACATCTTTAGATATGCCACATATGCAGTCATCCATAATCCTAATGTAACACTTGCATCAATAACATGTAACCTTAATTCTTCCGGCATATTATTCCATTTATAATCTGGATTACCAGCACCCATCATTACTGATGATAAAAAGAATTTACCAAGTACTCTTATCCTTCCTTCATTATATCTCTGCATCCATTCATATACATCTTCTCCTTCATGTCTATCCATAGTCTTTTTAAGATATCCAAGATCTAATTCCTTTCTCTTTGATGCCAATGCATTAAGTAATAACCTGGGATAATACTTCTTTAATTGCATGAATATCTTACCAAGAGTATATACTTCTATTGCTGCTGCTTCTTCCTTTCTATATCCTCCCTGTAATCTCTCATACATCTTCTTTAGTTTGGCTATCTCCTGTGAAGTAAGTTCTTTAAGTTCAGTATAAGTCTGTTTTTCTCCTACTCCTTCTCTCTGGTATCCTCTTGTCCCTCCTTCCCATACTACATCCCATTCTCCATTCTCCATCTGTTTTGGCTCAGAATAACTATCCCATAAAGTCTTACCTGTCTTTTGATTCTTCATATGATGTAATGTAGCAATCATTGTCTGCATTGCTACTGCTTCTTCTCCTATCCTATGAAATGAATACATTGTACTTTCAGATACTGCTGCATTACGTACAGATAATAAATATCTGTCTGCTGATCTGAAATCAAAATTATCAGGTAAATACCTTAACTTTTTAAGTAATAACCATGTCTTATCTTTATCAATATTATTGGTTAATACATTTTTCCAATGTTCTCCAAAATATACACCATCTGCAAACAGATTATCTTTAAATGTACTATCTATTGCATCTCCGTCTATTCCTAAGAACTTAATAGAACCAATAGTACCTTTTAATCCATCCTTGTGTTGTAACATCATTGCATTAATACCATTACCACCACCAGTAAATGGTTTTAACCACATTAGAGTTGCAGATGTCCAATGTTTCATTAACATTAATAACGCATCACTACGTATTTCTTTATCTTCAAAATTAATTCCCCATAGATTTATTGGAATTCTTAATGGTTTACGTGATAATGTTTGCTGTACCGTCCTGCCAAGTATATCAGAAGTAAGTTTCATATTCAATATATCAGCAGAATGTTCATATATAGGTTGTCCTTTTATAGTCTGAGTATTCAACCACATTCTTACTCCTTCTCCTAATGCATAAACTGGATCCATGAATCTCTTATTTTCTATACTGGTAGTGAACTGATCAAATTGGAATTCTGGATTATAAGTAAATGCCCTATTCCCGTTTATCCTTGCATTACCCATGTATTTAAGTGGTAATACCATCGTTGCATGATTACGTCCTTCATAATTATTTTGGAAATAGAATGTAAGACTATCTTGTAACATATTCTTTATATATGTCTTATCAAGTAATCCTTTTAAGTAATTACCTTCTCCTCCTTCAAATATCATCTCTGATTCAGTCTTAGGTGGTTTAGGGAACCAACCAGGATAATACTTTATCTTCTCATGATCTTGTAATCCCTGGTTAAAATTATCAAGTACTGATATAGATTTTAACTTACCATATTCTTCTATATATGAAGTATGTTGTTTAAGATATGCATCTGGCCCTTCAAAGTAATGTTTATAATGGTTATTAAGCCATGTAAGATATGCTCTTTGTTTATCTGTTAAACTTTCATTCCATTCTTCATCTGTATCTATCTTATAACGTAATTCAGTTGATCCATTATTATCGAATTCTTTATACATAAACTCAAACATCTTTTTATAGTTGTTAAAGTTTAAGTATCTCTTATTACGTATAAGTAATGGATTGGCTGCATAATATTCATCCTGTACTGCACGATATAATCCTTTATGTGTCCAATAGTATTTCTCTAACTCTTTTGCTTTTGCTTCATCCATCCTATCCCTATACTTCTTCCACATCTGTATCTGTCCTATTGGAAGATCAGAATAGTTACCTATATAATCAAAGAAACTGGCATCAAGTTCTGGATTAAGTGTCATAGAGACTTCTGGATCTTGTAATAATTGCAATGCCCTTTCAGTAAGTATTTTCATCCTTAACTGATCTTTCTTATCAAGATCTTCATATCTATTCTTACCTTTCTTAACATCTACCTGTGTCTTACCTGATATCTTTTGCATTTCTAAAGTTACTTTCTGTAACATCTTTTCAGGACTATCATCATTCATTACAAGTTCTGTAACAAGATCATCATATACGTTTTTCTGTATCTCATTTATATAACCAGGTATATCTTCTGGTTTTGATTTAAACTCATGAGTATATTCTGATGCATTGAATAATTTAGGTGCTTTTTTAATAAGTGTATCATATATATTCTCATCTATTCCTGCTTCTTTAAGTGCATTTTTATCTTTTAGGAATGTCTTAATGATAGTAAGATAATCATCTACATCTACTTTACGCATAGGATCAATAGATGTTGCCTGGTATCTATTAGGAACATACATTATAGATAAGTCACGGAATTTAAGATCAGGGTTATTAAGTTTCATCATTAATGCATACATCATTATCTGCATCTTCTTCCTGTCTCTTGGTGCATCTTTTAATTGCCTCATCTGATCACCATACTTCAATAAACGACTAGATATATACTTATCAAAATTAGTACCTGTTGCCATATCCTTAATTGATACAGTACCATCTGAATGTTCTACTACCATATCTGCGGTACCTGCATATCCTAATTCCTTACTTGCTATTACTACTTCTGATGCAATAATGTCTTTAAGGTCTTTCGGTACATTATCATTAAAGGTATTTATTCCATGCATATTAAAGATGTCTTTTATCTTTTCAGTATACCACGAATAATCTTCAGGATTAATTGATATGTTTATAATATCTTTATCTCCATTACTATCTATTATTTCATAATCTTTATATGCAATAGATTGTATTTCTGATTTAATTTTACCTTCATTTTTACCTCCATTATATAATCTATCAATTGTAAGTCTGTTAAGTAAATGAATAATTCTACCCCTGACAGAATAATCAATAGATAATTTATCCATTTCATGTTTATACTCTTTATATGTATATTCTCTTGAGGCACTTCCTTTTATTGTTAAGTTTTTCTTAATATCCTTATTGGTATTTTCCCATACTTCATTTGCTTCTCTCTCTCCAAATGTTTCATGTTTACCAGTACTTCTAAATAGACTTATAAATCCATGATATATATCACTTATCCTTCCATACTTATTCTTATCACTATCTAAATAATAATCTGTTTCATTACCATTATCATCAAGAGGATTAGTAACATCAATATTATCTTCTATTATCTTATTAAGATATTTTGTTTCTTCATAATTAGTATATTCTGTTATAGGAATATCCTTATAAATAACAAGATTTCCTTTACTATCTACATATTGTCCATCTTCATTTATAGTAAGATAATTCTCTGGTGATATATTTTGTCTTAACCATTTATTAAGATAATCTGTTAATTTAGGATTCCAATCTTTATTGATTAATTTACCTATCCATGTAAGTATTCTTTGAGTTATCGACAATTTGTCCGATGGTAGTTTAATTGTATTTAATTCATCATAGAATTCACTATTAGTAAAGAATTCTGATATAAACTCACCACCTATATCATCCTTGTCTTTAAATGCTAACTTATATTTATCTTTTAATCCTGGATTAGTTGAAAGAATAAATTTAATCCATCCTTTAACTTCCTTACGGAATTCTTCATTACTATATAATTGCATTGTAGTCAATCCATGAACAAATTCATGTAATAATACTCTATCAATATCTTTATTAGATTTTCCTTTAGCAACCATCTGTATAAGATCAATAGATATTTCTCCGGTAGGTTTTGTAAATCCTAATACATTTGTATTGAGTTCTTCGTGTCCTATATAGTTAGTACCAAGTTGAGTTATATATGGTCTTAACCATTTAATAAGTAACTTCTGAAATCTATTAGTAGTACGTGAATCAATTTCATCAAGTATCTTTATTGCAGACTTATTATTGTACATATTTACTAATTCATCTAATCTATCTGAATTCTTTTCTTCTACAACTGATAATGTGTCTATAAGATTATTCCAATCATCATTGTTTGTTATTTCATTAACTACTTTATCTAATTGATAAGTGAGGTTTGAAACACTTGTAAGTACCCAATATGTACCTAAACTATTAAATCCTGCCTTTTTAACTAATGTATTAAATTCATTTTTATCAATTCTTAATAATTCTGAATGTATAATTTCTTTTATCTCTCCTTCATATCCTGCAAGTATAGTATCTATTACTTCTTTCTTATTATATACTTTATCTTCATAAGTACTTTCTTTTTTATGTGTTTTAATATATTTTTTAAATCTTTCTATATCTTCTTTAGAACCTAATAAATATATCTGACTTTCTTTTTCTATTGCAATTTCATTTAGAATATTATTAGAGTAGAATAAATGTCCCTTATTATTATTGTTTTTAATATTAGATATATCTTCTTTTGTATCTATAACTATCCCTTTCTTTACTATTCTAAAATTATTTTGATAATTATTAATATTTAAAAGTGCATAATATTCATTAACAAGTCCTTTATTTTTCCACCATTTAAATGCTTTTTCATCACTATTAATTGGAGAAAACCATATAAATTTTAAATCACCATAATTAGCATTCTTATCAAGTTCTGTCCCTGCCTTATTTATATCAAACTTTTCAAATTTATTTCTTGAAAAATGTATTACTATATCTTTAATAACACTTTTTGGAAATATTGTTTTTATATAATTTGAATATTGTGTTTTTGTTCCAATTTCACTTAATTCTTTATTATTATTAAATACTTCATTAATTCCATTAATAGGATATTCCTCATAAGTACTATTAAACATATCAAGTTGTTTACCATAAACAAACCTATCTAATAACTCACCATTAATAACTATCTCTATACCAAATCCTGATGGTTTTTCTGATAATATTCTTAATCCATTGAATTCTTCTTTATTAATCTTCTGCCATAATAGTCTTGCCTTCCCTAGTTCATTCTTATTTATTATTATCCTATCATTATAACCATGAAACGGCATATTCTTATTTCGTAATCTCTTATATAACTCCTGATATACTTTCTGTACTTCTGTTTTACTTTCCTGGAAATATGATTGTGATTTGTATGTCTTGATCTCTTTCATCTTATACATACCTTCTCCAATCTTATCTGTTACCTGATATACTTTAGGATAAATATTACTTGGATCAGAATAATCAGTCATACTAACTAATTGACATTTTTCTAAGTTTTCTACTTTAGTTATATAATATCCTGTTTTAAGTACAGATCCTTTAACCATCTTTAACTTAACACTATTGTTAATAGGATTAAATGCATCATCTTCATTATATTTTATAATGTCATCAATAGACCTAACATCATATATAGGTGATTCATTTTTCTTTCCTACTCTTGTATAGAATCCTGATCTTCCTTCTGGTCCTGTTAATCTACGGAAGACAGTATAATCATCATTATACTTCTCTACATGGTATTTAGGCCATGATCTTTCTACATCTGATTCAAACCATCTATCATAGTATAATCCTTCTACCATACCACTATTAACTGTCTTACCATCTTTAATAGTGGAGTTCTTTGTTACTCCTTTTGTTATTTTTACTCTCTGATTAAATATACCTTCTGGAAAGTTAATTGCAAGTTGCCCTTCAAACGCATTTGCAACGTGTTTAAGACCATCTTTATCTAATTCCTGAATATCCCTCATTATTCCTATTAACCTATCGCTGGTCTCTTTATAAATACGTCCAGGCAATACTTTACTATAGTTCCTCATCCCGAAACTCATACCATAATTAAGTAAAGCATAATCAACAAACATTTTCTGGAATAATGTATATTCTCCTTCTTTTGGATTTTCAAACTGTTTATATTCTCCACTTATCTTATCATAATCAAAATAATTAAGTTGTTCAAAGGATTGCTTATATAAGTTATAATCCATGTTATCCATACTTGCCGGACCATAAAATATTACTTTCTCTCTTCCAGTTCTCCAATCTCTTTTAATAGATATTGAATTGAGAAACATATTACCTTCATACTTTACCAGTTGTTCTTTATCATTCTTAGATTTCATTACTCTGATATGATCTTTGCCTTGTGCATCCTTGATCATATTAATGAATCTCTGGTTGTATGCATTGATACCAGTAAGAGTTACTTCTTGTGATTTCCCACTTCTCTTTACTATCATTGTTAATGGATCAATACCTGTTCGATTAACAAGACTGGTCATGATAAACTTAACAAATTCATCACGTACTAACTTATTATTATTATCATCACTCTTTGAGTCTAATGATACATTAATATCACTTAATACATTATCTGCAATCTTTCTAAATGATTCACTATAGATTATAATATCACCATTAACCTTATTAACAGTACTCTCTATTACTTTCAATGCTTCTAACACATGAGGATTAGAAGTAAAGAAGTCTTTTACATAATAAGGAAATGAACTATTATTATCATTTGGAGTGGTTGTTATACTTTCATATTGTGGTATTCCCATTACATTCTTTGCAGTAGATAACATATCTTCCATCTCTGCCATAGTAACAGGGAATGATCTTATTGAATTTGTTATCTTACCTATCTTAGCAATATGTTCTCCAAGAGTCTTTAATACATTATATTGTTCCTGTACTCTTAATTGAAAAGTAATAAAATCTAATTCATTCTTAGTATGTTCTTTTTTATCAAGTAACTCTTTAATATACTCTGGTTTATATTTAAGATACTCTTCCATCTTACTATCAGTGATACTAACATCTTTTGTTGCATCTTCTGTTAGTAATTCACTCATTCTTCTATTAATATATCCTACATCTCTATATCCATACTTAGTATAGTAACGGAGTATTGGTTGTGTGATGAAGTTATTAATAGTCTTGAATTCCACACCATGCATTACAAGTACTGAATATGCACGTATAGTTTCCATACCTGCATTAAGATATGGTAATATTCTTTCTTTAAAATTATCAAGCGCTGCATTGCCTAATGAATCAAATCTATATCCTGATTTTTTACCACTCTTTGTAAAATCAGTCATAGAATCAAAATTCTCTCCATTAAGAGTTATATGGTACCCTTCTCTACCTACTAATTTTCTACTTGCAAATATATCTTCATTACTCTTTATAGTATTATCATAGATACTTTCTATTGTTTCCTCAATTTTATCAATATTGTCTTTAGGATTAATCTTTATATCCTGTAAGTAATTTAATTTATCTATAATATTATTAATTCTTTTCTTCCTTTTTTCTGATTCATTTGCAAGTAATATATTACTAAACTCTTTTGTTAATCCAAGTATAGAATTATTTTTCTTATTTAATTGTCTTAGATTATCTGGAAGTTTCTCAGGAGTAGGTTTAATTTCCTTTTTAAGACTGGTTATAGGTAAGTCTTTATCTTTATCATTCTCTGACTGGTGAAGGAATGAAAATGCCTTAAACATACTCATAAACATACCTATCCCACTTTCTCCTGTGAATATTGTACTATGCATTTCTTGTTTATCTAATGCATTGGATACATCTAACTGTTTATCATGTTCTCCGGTTAACTTACTTATCCTGTCTTTTTCTCCATGTAATTCAGTAAGTGATATAGGTGATATCATTCTTAACAGGTTATCAGGACTACTTGTTGCATCAAGGAAATCTTCAATGATCTTATTAAGATAATATGCTTCGTTAACTTCTCTACGTGTCTGATCATTATCTATCTTATCAATAAAGGTAGGATCTCCATTAAATCTATATACTCCATCTTTAAGATCATATCCTATTGGTCCTTTATCATATTTAGTTACATATGATCTCTTAATGGTAAATAGACTATCTATATCAAAGTCAGATCCATGTAATACAACAAGTATATCAGGTGCAATAACTACGTTTGTTCCTTGTGAATCATAGAATCCTACTATTTTCATAGGTACCGCACTATGCATTTCTGATGATGGAATACGGAAACCTAATAAATCTTTTGACTTATTACTTTTATAAAAGAATAAATCATCTGGTTCTTTACCTTCATCTATTGCCTTTTGTATCCTATCTTCAATATCTTTTGCAATCATTCCTTTAGGTACTACTATCTCATAGTATCCCCTACCATCCTTACCTACCTTAAACCTTAAATCTCTTTTTAATTTAGGATCAAGATTCAATTCTTTATTATCAAAGGTTTTCTGTATTCCTAATGATGTCTGTAATACTAATTTGGATCCACTAAAATTAATATCTGCACCTCTTTTAAATACAGTTGATATATAATGAGTAAGCAACTTATCTGATATAGCAGGGAAATTAGGATCAATACCTTCACTTAATAATTCTTTAAGATTCTCTTGTGTGGTGTTACCAAGAAAATTCTCCATGATTTGTTTAAAGGATTTATTCCCCATCCATTTCTCTAATGATCCATAGTTACCTACTATGATCCTACTTAATGATGCATATATACTTTCTGATACTTCTTTATTAGTATCATATAATTTCATCAAGTATGATAACTGTGTAGGATATGATACATCACTATCAAGATCTGCTTCTGGATCAAGTTGTATCCTATAATCTCTATTATCAATAAGAAATTGTGAATCCGGTTTAAATTCTATATTCTGTGTTTCATCTGTTAATTCATTCCAGTTATTAAGTTCTGATGGCATACCTGCCTTTACTGCAGTAGCAAATACTAATTCATCAATAGGACTAATAATACCATCTACAATATTATTACGCATCTTATTCCTTATAGTATTCAATGCAGGATATTTTTCTACTAATTCATCTGATAGATTAATAGAAGAATATTTTATTGCTCTTGCACTACCATCTTGTTCTATATGATAATAAACACCTTTAAGTACATTACCGAAATCTTCACCAAATCCCATATTAATATCATCAAGTCTTTCAGGTAATACAAATCCCTGTGCATCTCCTGGTTTAAATCCTCCTTCTGGAAATAATTTCATTAATTCAGATAATTCCTCTTCTTTTATATCTGGCATTAATACTTTAATATAACTTTCTATATCCTTAATATTCTTAATAGGATCATCAACTAATACAACTCTTGCAATCCTATTCATACCAAATTTATCATTTACAAATCCTGTTTTACCAGGTGCAAATGCAATTGATAATCTCCTTATAAGATCTATTCCATTATCATAAGATGAAGTATCTCCGGCAACTAACTGAGTAAAATTATAACTATTAACATAATCATTAATAAAGAAATTAGATACTAATGCCTGTATCTGTGATTCTCTTATTAGATATTTTCGTTCCTCTCCTGCATCATAAGCAGACTGAGTATCCATGCCAGTTCTACTTGCATATTCTTCTGATGTTTCTACCATCTTTAAATGACCACTCTTATTCTTTGGTAGGTTTGCAATAGTATATCCAGGATATAGTTCTGTATCGATTAACTTGTTTAATTTTTCATTTACTAATTTACCATTAGTACTATAAGGTAGACTACTATCAAATTCAGTCCTATCATATATGATATTTTTTGTTAGTTCCTTGGATTTTTCATTAAGTAATTCATATATTTTCTTTGCCAGTTTCTTAATGTCTTTTACTTCTGATAATTTACGTTTACCTAATGCCTCATTAAGTACTTCAAATCCTATAAATGATTCAGGATTCTTACTTGTTAATTTCTGTTTTATATTAGTCTCTATTGCATTAATTAACTTATCTCTATCAAGTACATCTACTTCTACTCCAAATGGTGTCTTACGTTCATTAGGATATATATACTGGATATATTTAGGTTTTGCTTCACTACTATTTATGATAGAAGTAAGATATCCAAGTACAAAAGTTCTGAAATTATAATCACCCCTCTTTTCATTCTTATACTCCATAGAGTATTGTTTTCCATTATAATTATCATATTTTAATCCATCATCATCTATCAACCGATAGATTCTATTTATTCCATTAATGAATATATTATTTTTATAAAATGGTGTTTTAAATGTATCCTGTAATTGTAAGTTATTATATCCGGTCTGTTTTTTACCATATTTGGTATGTATAAGATTAAATATATTTTTATGTGCCTGACTACCTAATACTGCATTATATCTTCGTTTATTATTTGCATCATTAGATGATAATATACGTGATAGGTTATCTAATAAATTAACTGATTCAGTTAAATGATTAAGAAAACTATTAAAATGTTTATCTATAAGATATTCTACAGTGTATTCAATTTCTTTATCATCACTATTATCATTAATCTCTGAATCTTCGTCTTTTAATATATGATCTTCTTTTGGTAATGGTTTACCAATCATATTAAGTTTAAGAAGTTTAGGAAATACATTCTCTATATCCTGTTGTATAACTCCTGCCAGATGTGTTGTAAGTGATCCGACATACTGTGGTAACTGTATATGATATAAAAAGTCTTTAACAAATCCCAATGGATTATTCTTATTCTTTATCTTCCATTCATCAATCTTCTTTATTACATTCTTTACATCTTCTTCTGTACTTATTATCTCTCCTATTCTATGTGATAATCTATCTTTAATACCATTTGCTACTGCACTACCTCTTGCATTGATATAACGTATCTCATACGATCCATAAGATATAAATCTCTCACCAATCTTTGGATCTCTTGATCTATGTGAATTAAAATGACTTGTAAGACGTTGCCACATTTGACTATTATATAGTCTTAAACTATGATCTGATAATTCTGATTGTGATATACCTGTCTCTTGTATTATTCTTCGTGCAAACTCAATTGATGATTCATTATTCTTCTTACGTATGATATCTACATCACCATCTCTTACTGGTTTATCATTCTCATGTTTAATTTCATTTACTGATTTACCATCTTTACTATAAATAAATAGTTCAGGTTTAAGATATTTATATTGATTATTATACTTGGTGCCTTTTGAAGTTATATCACTTGTAAAACTATCATATACATTATTTACAAAGGATAATATTGATTTCTCATTTTCTGTAAGATCTTTTGATTTAAATGCCTCTGCAATCTGTTCTTTAATATTACCTTGTTCAAATGATAATCCTTCAAACATATCAAGCATCTTAACATATACATATCTCCATGCTAATAGATCACCATTATTATCTTCAATATATGATAAGAATTCCTTTACCTCATTAGTAATATCAAGTTCAGTATTAGTCCTGTTATTCTCGTTTATCTGTTTTGATAATGAATTACCAGCACGTTCTTTTATTATCTCATCTTTTAATTCAATATCAATATTAGATTTATATACACCACCTTTATAGTTATTGAATCCTGGGAATATATCTTTTGTTATCTCATCTATATTTTCATTTATTGATTTATACCAATTATATAAAGCAATATCTTTTTCTTTTTTTGTTTTATTAGATAATATTAATTGATATCTTGTTAAATCCTTAATAGTTAATTTTATATTTTTTTCAATTTCTTCATGTGTTGCAAATATGCCTCCTATTCCATTTAATCTATTTCTACGAAACTTCTTTAATACCCATTTAGATGCATGTATATAGTTATCTATTGTTTCAAACTTCTTAACAATCTCTTTCATGGACCTACTTGTATTATCACCATTATTATGACGATAATCCAATATACCATACTTAACCTTTAAAAATAGATCATCAATAGATTTTATATTGTCATTATATAATCCAATCAGTTTACTAAACTTAATAAATAACTGTTTAAAGAAATCAGATACTTCACCTATTATTCCTTTCTTCCATCCATGATACTTAACTGCAAGGCATTCTTCAAGATCAATATACTTATCATAATCTTTGAATTCCTTCTTTGCCATCTTCTCTACTTCACTTTGTTCTTCTGCAGTAAGGAATTCATTGAAAATCTTATGGAACACTTCATGTCTGGCAATATTCTCATACACGGTACCATCTTCATTCTTTGTAAGGTATAATATACCATTCTTGTATAATCCCCATGCTCTTTCATTTGCTTCAAAATCTATTACTGACTTCTCTACAAATTTTATATCTTTCTCTGTAATACCAGGAATAGAACCTTTAACTATTTTTAATGCAGTTTTCTCTGATACCTTCCTTCCAAGATATACTGGTCCGGTATCTTTTAATAGTTTAGGTTTCTTTTTAAACTTCTCAGGTATATCTTCATCAATAATCTCTTTCCCTTTCTCAATTACTTTTTCTATAATAGTTTTCTGTTTCTTCTTTTCTGTCTCAGTAAATCCTTCTGTTTTATTATCTACCTGTACTGATACACTTGTAGGTATTATATCTTCAAGATTAGTCTGTAATACACTTTCTATCTTACTTTGATTATCTTCTATTGTTTTACTATTTTCTCCCCATCCATTAATCTGTTTCATAACAAGTGGAGTACGTAGAGTAGGATGATTATTACCTCTAAACTCTACTATATCTTTTAGTACTTGTGATGTAATAGGTTTTACATAATGATCTTCTTTTAATTGTTTTAATTGATCTTTAGTAAGCAATCCTTTTTCTAATATGGTTTCTTCAACCAGATCAATATTATCATTGGTCACATAAGGATTAGTTATTTCCTTAACTAAATAATCATCACCAAGAAAATAAGGTTCAAATATTGAAGTTTTATTATCCTGTAATATCTTTCTTAGTTGTGAATAGTAACCTACATTACTTGTATTAGTATTAAGTAATGATTTAGATTTAGTTATCTTCTTTCCTTTATTCCACTCACTTCTTCCCCTTTGTTCTGATTTAACTCTTAAATCAAACCCATTAATATCCTTGTTTGCTTTTGATATTATATATAATGCAATATCTGATTCTCCTTGCCCTGGTACTATTGTATCTTCATATTCATATTCTCCTTTATCCTTTGAATCTGCCTTATTAAATCTATATATATAACCATATCCTTTATCATGTACTTGTTTATCTATTTTTGAGGTCCATGTTGCTTTATGGAATTCATATCTGCTATCATCATTGGTAAGATCTTTATCAAGATGATATTTCTCTATCATGGCATCTTCTGATTCGATCCTGGACCTTCTCTGACCTTTTCCATAGGTTCCTACTATAATAGGTGTAATAAGTCCTTGTATCTTATTAAACTCTGTCTTGGTAAGTTCTACAACAAATCCTTTACTTGCCTGTTTCTTATATTCATTATATGTAAGATTATATTCCTTGAATTCTATCCTATCATCTTTAAGTTGGTAATTGATAGAAAACATTTCAACCATCTCATTAAACTCACTACTTCCTAACTTTCCTTTTTCTCCTGTAATAGCTTCAATATGATCTATTGCATTATAGAATTTAGTTAATTTAACTATATTAGGATCATTCTTAGATAAGTTAACTGGATTAAGTCTAATATACTGTGTTCTTCTATTACGATCATCCTTACGTTTACTATTAACTAATAGATATGGTACTCCAACATATAGATATTTATCTCTTAGTTCTGCATATTCTTCCTTTGCAAGTTCTTTCTGACTAAATATCTTAATAGAATATTCAGTAGGTATATTCTGCCTGTTAAAATACTTTTCATTAATAATATCATATACTTTATTAAGAAATCCTTTTCCTTTATGAGTAGTATTTTTTGAATATTTATATGTTAATGGTTTTACAGTAGTTGTCTTACCTCTTTGTAGTATTGTTTTATTAAGTATATCTAATGAAGTAAATTTAAGTGATGTAATACCATCCTTTATACTTGTATTTACAATATTATATTTATCGTTTACTTCTGTTACTTCTTTACCATCAACTGTTGTAGTATATGTTTTTGCTCTATTTGTAATAATACTACCAAAGTCACTATATAATTCTTCTTCACTCATTATACCTAAATGAGCATATCTATTCTGTATTGGTTTGTTTTCTATATCATATAACTGACCAAGTATATGTATTGTATAACCAAGTATACTTTTCCCTGTTATATCTTCTCCTTTTACGTATATTACTTCTCCATTAGGTATAAGTTTACCTGTCATGGATCCTTCAGGAGTATTAATGAATCTGGTACCTATATATGTTGGAAATTTAAGATTATGAATATTGTTATTTTCTACTGTTACTACTTCAATATCAATCTTGTTATTGGTAGAATCTACTTCATCATTTCCTGTTTCGTCTTCACTCTCTACGTCTTCATATATCTCATCTACATTCTCTCCACCAAGATTATTAAGTATATCTTCTGTTTCTTTCTTAACTTCTTCTTTACTTTCTTTCTCAGTCTTAATAGGTTTAGTACCTTTCATTACATCTTCTTCGATACTTAACCTCTGTTTATAATTTTCTTTTCTTACGTTGTTTATTCTATTATTATCTTTTACATAATCACCATCTTTATTAAATGCATTATTCATATCAGGTTTAACCTGATTCTTAAAGGTATTAGTCTTATCGTATAAGTAAACATATTGTTTTGTTCTACTTGCTGCAGTATATAATGCCTTATTGAATTCAACCACATCTTTAAACTGATCCTTTGTTAATGTACTATACACTTCATCAAATTCTGTTCCTGCTACTTCTGTATAAGTGTATATTTCCATGCCAGGGAATTCATTAGCAAATTTCTTTGCCTCATTCTGGTTTGCTACTACAATGACTTTTGATTTACCATTACCTTTATGTACTTCAATCATCTTTTTAAGATTGGCAATATCTCCTGTATGTATTCCTATACTTCTCTCTCCTATTGCACCAGATGCATTAACAGTAATATCATTTACTTCATTATAGTTATCTTCATATATATCAAGGAACTCATTTATTTCAGGTATTATACTACGATGCTTTATAGTTAATGGATCAACTACAGTCATATATTCACTACCAGGTATAGATGATCTATTAATTATTGGTTCAGATGTCCTTATAGTTGTCCCTTCCTGTGCAGATACCTGATTAGGATCACCAAGTACAATTACTCTAAATGGTTTGTCTCTCTTTTCATTTATCTCCTGTAACTTATTTGATAAGGTTTGTAGATCTGGATTGTTTATTGCTGCTATCTCATCTATAACAACAACTTTAATACCAGGATCAATTGTAGATAGATCTTTAATAAGTATTGGTTCTGTAGTAGCAAGGGTAAATTGTTTAAGTACTGATACTGCATTGGCATGAGGTGCTAACATCTGTACTTCATTTGCTTTAATACCCATACTACGTAAGAAGTAATTAATAACTATCTTACTTTTCCCACTTCCTGCAAGACCTTTAATAAACAACCAGTTACGAAATTTATGAAGTTCTTTCTTATCACTTTTAATAGTTCTTAATGGTGAACTAAACCATCTTGCAATTTGTCTTACTGCACTTATCTGTTGGTTTGTTGGTGCCAGATTAGTTTCTGCAAATATCTCTCTTTCGATTTTTAACTGATCTTCAAGATTAATATCACTTTCAAGATATTCTTTTATATCCTGTAATGATTCAACTTCAATATGTTTATTAACTAACTGTAATAGTTTTGTTTTATCTACCTGTGTATATCCGGTTGATTCTTCTACTTCTGCATTATCTTTAAGTTCCAATACATCATTATTGGTCTTATATCTATCTATTGCAGTTTTTCGTATAAGATTATCTTCTCTTAATCCGGCAATATTTATAATAATATCTTTAAATACTTTTCGTGGATTAAGTGAATATTGATCTAATAACTTAGTATTAGACTTTATTCCTGTAGTTTCCGCCTCTATTGTTAACTTAGAATAAAGATCAGCAAATTCTTTAGTCTTATTATTATATTTCTTTTCAATAAGTTTAACAAAGGAATTTATCTTCTCTTTATTCTTACTCTTTTTAATAAGTGATATTATCTTATCAATAAATACTTCATGGTATCCATACTCATCACTTATATTACCTGCATCCTTTGCCTCATCAAGTACTTTCTTTAATTCAGTAGATCCTATGATATCTTTTACTTTATCATATATCTCCTGATCAGTTATTGTTATCTGGTTATCTTCACTAACCTGCATACCTAATCCAGAAAATCTTTTCTTATTTCTATTCTTCTGGTTATTCTTATCTATATCTTGTTTCTCATTGTAATTCTTTTCTACCTCTGTGACATTCTTTTCTAATTCTGATATAGACTTATCAATTGATTCAATAAACCCCTTAAAACCCTTCTTTTCAAGTCTGGTCTTTAAGTCTGTATTTTGATAAATATCCTTACGATCTTTAAGAGACTGTATTAATCCTTTTACTTTAGGAAAGTTATTATATCCTTCTGTATTCTTTATAGTACTTACTACTGCTTTTGATTCATTAACTATATCATCTGCTACTACTCTTTGTAACTTATCATCCAACTTCTCATTATCATTAATATCTTGCTTAAAGTTAAGTAATCCTTTACCTTCTTCACTTGGTTTAAGATTATTAAGTTCATCTACAGCAGTATTAAAATCATTCTCTTCTGTTATACTTTTACTTCTTTTATCATTAAGTTCCTTAATTGATGCTTCAACTTGTCCGGCATCAAGAGTACCATCTATCTGTTGTTCATTAATAACATCAAGATCTTTCTTATACTGTTCTTCACTATATATATTATCCTGTAGATTCTCATATGCCTTAGTCTGTACTTCTTTTACTGCATCAATATCCTTCTGTGTTACATCTTGTTTTCCTTTTGTTTCAATGGTACCACCACTATCCTTAGTAAGTATATTAACTGCATTTATAAATGGATTTTCAGATCCACTAAATGATTTTCTACCTTCTTTAACTTTATTTATCTCTGACTCTAATCTTACTCCTACTATTGCATCTGCCCCAAGATTAAAGTAATGTTGATCACGTAATCCAATACCACCAGTTTCCTTTACTACATCCTGTGTTATAGTAAACTTATCATGTATCCTATCTTCTCCATATATCTTAGTCTCTTCATCTTTAAGATATTTTAATTTCTTTGATTCAACACTATTAGGATCTTTTCTTACTTCATTCTTATATTGTTCTTCTAATGTACTTGTTGCCTCTTTCTGTTTAGAATATTCTTCATACAGTTTCTCTCTTTCTTTCCTATTCTCGAATACATCAATTGATTCCTGTGCATCATCACGTAATTTAGTTAACTGCTCTTTATCGGTAACTTTACTATCAATATCATCTAACCATCTTAGTTTAACTCTCTGGTATAAGTCTGCCTTCTCAATAAGTTTCTTAAATTCTATCTGGTCATCGTCTGCTTCCAGATCATTCTTATCTTTAGTCTTATCTTGTACCTGGTCCCATTCCTTCTTAATATTGTTTAATTTATCATTAAGATAATCATAATCTAATCCAAGACCTTTTATATCCTGATCTTCTGCTAACTGTTTAATAGGATTACGTTCCTGCATTGTTTCAAATGCCACATCACTATTTTCAAATACAGGATTAGATAAATATTTATATGCGAGTTGTGACAATCCTTGATTAAGTATAAATTTCTCATGTACCTCATCATTATTAAGTGCAGATATAAGTAAATGATCTGATATCTCTTTATTAGAAATATCATTATTATACATCTTTATTAGTTTATTAAAATCTAATTCTGTTTCCCCATTATCATTAATGATAGATTTAATCATCTTCTTACTACCATCTTCATTTACTATCTCTCTATCAAATTCTTTATAAGGATGTTTTATATCCTGTATGAATTGATTATCTGCAGTTGGAAGAATAGTCTTGATTAATTTATCATATTTATCTTTATATCCTTCTACCTTATTTCCTTTTGAATCAGTATAACCATATACAAATCTCTTTTCTCCTTGTGTTTCTTTTATTCCTGCTCTTGCACCAAATCCCATTCCCATCAATGCACCTATAAACATTGATTCCTGTCCTTCTGTAGTATTCCATCCTTTTAACCACTCATATGCATATCCTGGTCCACGTTTAAGAAACGCAGTACCATCTGCTTTACTTGCTTCATAGTTCTGTACTGCATTCTGCATGCCTTCTTCCCATGCACCTTCTGAAAATGCTCCAATACCTGCTTTTGTTAATGTCTTACGTAGATAACTTATATCTTGTGGTTTTAATTTACCAGTACGTACTGCTTTCATTAACTTACCCGATGCATTCTTTACTGGTCCTACAAAGAATGCTGCCTGTATAAGATTAGGTCCTGCAAGGATTCCTATATTTGATTTAAATATATTTGATGCATAAGGCGCAGATTCCTGATTGATTTCCTGTTGTTGTTCTTTACTAAGTAGTTTATATGGTGAGTCATATTTCTTAGTTGCTAATGATTCTCTCATGGTATCTAATCCACCTTTTGCTTCTAATGCAGCTTCCATTCCTGTGTTCCATGTAGCAGTAGCAATAGTATTAAATAACTTACCCGTTGGTGATAACGCCTCAACTCCTTTTAATATTTTGGTAGTCCCGTTTAATGCCTTTACTGCAACTGTACCATCCTTTAATAACTCTCCTCCTTTTGCAATAAGTCCCATTCCTTTTGCAACCTTAGTAAATGCACCTACTGGTATTGCTGCCGATGCAACAAATTCTAATCCATCTACTACATCACTTGCCCATGTCTTTGCATCTCCAAGTTTAGTAAGGAAATTACCGGAATAATATTTCTGTCCACCATAGATTGGTAATATAGATGGTAATACTTCATTCTCAAAAGTATCTAATCCTTTTGTCATGAAATTCTCAAATAGATGAGGGAAATAAGAACCTGTCTTGTCTTTTCTATTCTGAGATACACCTGGTATTACATTTGTTAATAGATCATATACTCCACCACTTAATTCACCAACTCCTGTACTAAATTTAGATGTTACTGATGGTCCAAATGAAATACTTGCATTAATAAATTTATTTAACCATGGTTGATTTTCACCTTGTATTGATCTTTGTGATGGATCTGATACTGCTCCTTTATAATACTTACCTGAATAGGATTCGTAATTATCTTTCTGGAAAGGATCAGGGAGATCTAATGTTGTTGGTTTGAAATCTTGTTTTGTATCAAATTCGTTTCCTTTTACTAATGGAGTAAAATTACTCAGAACATTATTTGCTGATTCTGGTTGTGTACTACCTCCCAGGATCTCAGCAAAGTACTGTTTCTTTGCCATGACTTATAGTATTAATTGTTTGGGAAATTATTTTTTAATGTTTCATTCTTTAACTTTAATAATTCATTTGCATTTTTATATATATCTATTCGTAATGCATCCATTGGTTTTTCATTATCTATATAATCAGATACTTTATATTCTTTAAGATATAATGGATTCTTTTCATCAAATATATTTGAATTAGATGGATTCTTTGCAAATATTTTTACTTTAATATCACCATCAGTATCTTCTACCGGAACAAAATATAATCCATTCTTTGTTCTTGCAGTTACTTTACTCTCATCAAAATTCATTCCTGATTGTGATACATCAGAATAGATAGGTTCTTTACCTACAAAATCAATAGCAAATACATCACCTACTCCTGAATCTGATGCTCTCTGATATCCATAAAAATCCCACATTGGTCTTTCTTCTTTATATGCATCTGGTGATATGTATAAATATTGTTTGGGATCAGATGAACTTCCTGTTTGGAACATAACACTACCTGGCATTGGTTGTTTCCCAAAACTATCTGCAGTCATTCTTCCTAATACCCTGAATGCATTTCCTTTTTTAGTTAATGCATCTTTATTATCCATGTCTTGGACTTCTTTACCAGTCTTATAATCAATAATTGTTGCACCTCTAAGAAATTCAGAAGTAGTATCTTCTTTTATAATTCCATCTTCTCCAACCTTACCTGCAAGAATAGTATTCATTTCTTTTTCTGCATCAGTACCATAATATTTTGCATTAAGATTATATTTCTTTCCTTGTTCATCTTTAAGATATTTCTTAATCTCTTTATCCTGTGTTGATTTATCAAGACTATTAAACTTAGGATTTATTGTTGTTAATCTTCTTTTAATTGCAACAAGATCAGTATTATTATTCTCCTGTTCTGGTTTATTAAATAATCGATCAATAAAATTACCATTTATTAATCTTGCACTTGCCTTGTTATAATTAACAGGTCTGTCTGCCAGTTCTCCTTGTAATGTAGAATATTTACCTTTTGTAATATTATTTGATCCATTAGTTTTTGTTAGATCTAATAAATCATTATTTACCCTACTTGTTTCATTTGATACCATTGCACTTTTTGCAAGTGGTATATATACATTCATTGCATCTTCTATCTTTGGTACCCTTCCTAACTTCTCTTTTAGATCTTCATATACATAACTTCCTTCTGGTGTTGATCTATTAATAACATTAGATGCCATTGATTGTACTTTTTCCATTATCATCTTAGGATCTCTTACTTCAATATCAGTCTGTACTTCTGTTGTCTGTGGATTACCATAAGGATCTGTTGTGGCATATTGTTTAAATCCAGATCTCTTTTGTGGTTCAATAGTCTTTAATTCATTTATTGCTTTTTCATCCCATGCTGCATATCTTGTTACTGGTGCATATGGAGTATATGAATCTCCTGGGCGAAATTGTTTTAACATTCCAGTTGCAGGATTAATATTATCTCCTTTTTTATCCATTGCATATGTAGGACTTTTTCTTATCTCATCCCATTCTTTATTACCTACTTCATAATCATATTTCATCAATTGTACATCAGGATCTCTTTGCCATTCTTGTTTTAACTTAGTGAATTCCATCATTGCCTGTGGAGAATCATAATTTGATGAGAATTTAGTTATGGTATCATTAATCCTTTTATCCCAATTCTGTCTTACTATTGGTGCCATTTCCTGTGTTCTATTACCAGCAGGTAATACATTTGCCAATGCAGAGAATTCAGCAATATCACTTGCCATCTTCTGTTTATTTTGATATTTCATTGCTCCTGCCTGTAATATAAGATCAGTAGGATATTGATTTTCTACAAATTGACTTGTATATCTCGGTGCACTTGGTCTATAGAAACGATTCATGTTAATATGTATATAGATTTGTTCTTCTATTTCCTACTGTATTCCTTGTAACCCAATTAGGATAATTACTAATACCTGGTCCTAATTCTGTTTCTTCTCCATATATATAATTACTTGGATTATATGTATGAGGATCATTATTCCTATTATATGTATTTATATATGGTGAATTAACAATAGGTGTTATTCCTTCACCAGTATTAGACCACTTACCTATTCTATCTACTGTCTGACCAGGAAACATATCTTCCATTGTACTAAACATCCTATCATTATAATCTTCATTTGCATTTGTTAATCTCCTATCTCTTGCATATTCCCCTATCATACTACCAAGATTATTTAACTGATAATCTCTACTGGTCTGCCATGTACCTTTATTTGCTGCATTAATATTCTCTTCTTGTAATCCTACTTCAATATTAGTCCTGTCTACATTAGATTGATTTTGTATATTATATTGTTTTGCCTGATTTAACATCTGAGTATTCACTCCTGCAACTTGTCCAAGTATTCCACTTTTTACTTTACTCTCTTCTGTTGCTGATTGAATTCTCCTACGTAGATAGTCTGTACGTGATTGTTGGTCCATTGATTCATTTGCAGTAGCAAATGTATCACCAACCTGTTGTAATTGATATGAAGGATCTATAAACTCTGGATTAAATGGTTCTGTATGCATCCTGGCAAGTTTTACTTTATCATATCCTTCTTTTGCAGTTCTTGCAGACTGATATGCATTTATTGCCATTGGTACTGCACCAAGTATAGAATTTAATGTATTTCCAGTATTATTAGTAGATGATGATTTTAATCCAGATATCGAATTCTCTTTTGATTTTGTAGGATTAAATAAAGATGAATTAGGATCATCTAATGAATTACTGAATTTAACATTAGATTGTTTATTATTTATTAATGAACCAAAATCTGATTGCACATTCATATAATCATCTGGTGCATTATAAGATAAATCTGGTAACTTATAATTAGTTTGTAAATTAGAAACAACATTATTAGATGTATTTTTATTATTATTACTTATTTCTGGTAATCTTATTGGTCCTTTATTATATATTGTAAATGGTTCTATATTTGTATTATTATTAGGTTGTTTAAATCTTCTCATATGTCTACCACTATCATCAAAATAATCTTCTGTATTTTTAGTATCAACTCCATATTGATTTAACATTGGATCTAATCTTGTTTTTTGTCTATTCATCATATTCATAAGAACCTGATTGATATATGATGGTCCATTTGGATTATCATAATTCATTTTAGGATCATCATATCCTCCAATTCCATATTTTAATTTACCACCATATCTCATCTGACTAACCTGATCCTGCTGTGTGTTCTGTTTATATAGCTCTGCAAGTTCAGTTGACATCTTTGCAAGATTATTTAATTCCATTTCTTTACTTGTCTGTGCAAATGGATCAACTTCTCTTCCTTTATAATTCTTTTCAATAAGATTACTATACTCTGCAGGTGTTTTATTAATTGCACTCTTAGGTAATCCATATTGATTTGCAATCTCTTTTGTAATCTTTATCTGATCACTATTAACTACATCTTTATATACCGATTCTCCTCCTTCAAGTTCTGCATCAGGAGTGAATTGTATTCCTCCTTGTTCGTGTTTAGGACCTTCCAGTTGCATTAATTCTTCATTGCCCATCTGTTGTTCACCTTCCCCTCCAAATTGATCAGGAATCATCATATTACCTCCTATTGCATAAACAGGATGATTAGGATAATTATTTTTAATATATGCAAGTCCTGGATTTTGTAATACTACTTTCCCATTATTGGTAACATCTGTACCCATATCCATAGGCACATTCTGAAAGTATTGCATCCCTCCCTGATTTGCAGTAGATCCTTTCTTTCCTTTCATTGCTTTAAACATATCATTAGGAACAAATTTCACTCTTTCTTCTGGTGTAGTCTTATAAAATTCATTCCTATCAATACCTGTAGATTGTATAAATTCAAGATCAGTAAGTGGTCTCCAATTTGCTTTTGTTACTGTAGTTATTGCGTTTGTATTCTTAACCGGATCACTTAATTCTCCTCCTAATCCTTTTTTATTCTTATATGATAATGCAATGGCAATTGCCTGTTTCTGTCCTTTTTTTGTATGTGGTACCTTTTTATTTGACTTACCAATATTCAATTGTCCTCTATCCCATTCATTCATTACAGTTTTCATTTTACCACCTTTACCAAAAGACATTACGTTAGGTGTCATATTTTCTTTTCCTACAGTACGTGGCATACGTAATTCATCTGAATAATCTGTTGTCTCTGGATCATCTGCAAGTGCATTACCAAGTAATCCTGCACCTCCTGACACCATCATTGGAATACCTGCACCTGCACCTACTCCGGTTGCAGTCATTGCTGCACCTGCTACTGTTGTTGCCAACGGCACTGCATTCTCTTTTAACCAACCACCTAATGAATACATTTGATCTTCATCCAATTCAATAGTATACTTAGGTTTACTCTTTATCTTTGGTAATATGATTTTCTTTTTTGTTTTCATTAATGTGGAAATTAATACTCTATTAATGTTTACCTATATACTATATTAATTTATTTCTATAAAGTTCTTTCTATTTTCTATCCTGTACAAATAATCAATTAGATATAATATTAATTTATCTCTATACTATTCACCCATACTTTCTCTTGATAATGAATAGTAAATATAAAGATCATGCATTATAATTCTTTTATTAGATCCATGTTGATACTTAAACAATAATCTTACATATGTATCTCTTATCCGTGGTTTTGTACTATTCCTGTCCCTAAGATCCTTTATCCTCCATGTTCTCATTCTACGCATAATATTACCAGTTGTACTAAATGTATTAATAATAAGTGGTGCATCAAGTAAGTTATAATAACATGTTCCGGTATTTGTTAATACTTCTGCAGTTCCTCCTTTACTTGTAGATAAACGAAATGTAAATGTTGTTATCTCGATTACATAATATATAATTGTTGAATCAAATCCAGTTGGTATAGTACCTGATAACATTAATTCATCATCTATCTTTAACCCATGAGAAACTATAGTAGTGAATTTATTAGTTGCATGTGTAAATGTTGTGTCAATTGGTAATCCAATACTATATTGGTAATCATTTGATATATTTAAACTACTCCATGTTTCATCAACAGTATTAGTCCCATCTGATGCAATTGCTTCCATTGCATATTCATAATTATTAAATATACATACATAAGAACGTTGAGGATTAATAATATATTCTATCTCACCTTTACGATATATACCATAGAATTCTCCATAATTACCTTCATTTAATTGATAGAATACTTTATTATATACTATCTCAAATAGATCATCATTATATTCTATTAAGTGTTGTGGATTAATTTCTACTTCATGTTGAAACATATTAAGTACACTATTGAATGTAAATATCCTTGATAGATCTTTATAGAATATAAAATATTTACCTGCACTATATAATGCCGGAATAAGTGAAGGGTTATCAGTAGTGTTTATAGTAAGTATTCCAGTCCCTAATAGACTAACAATATCTGCATAATATTCTATTCCATTAATAACAACAACGGTATTATGACATGACGGAGTAGAATATGATAAAATAAATACAGAGGAAGTTGCAGTATTACTATCCCAATCTGCAAGTTCTGATACTATCATTGCACATATTGATTCCTTATATTTCTTATTTTCATAAGTAAGAAAATTACCACCATAGAATTGATTAGTATAATATAATCCTGTTGATGGATTCTTTATATTATCACAATATGTCTTTATATCTGATGATATCCCTTTTACCAATCCAAGATCTTGTGTCTGTCCATTATAATAACCAAATGAATTAAGATATGCATCAAACCATCCAAATCCATCTCCTATTTTATTTATTGATGTGGGATGAATAGAACCACTACTATTTGATATAAAATCAAAGTATTTAAGATTATCTGCACTTCCTAATTCAAGTAATGAATTATTCTGTACTGGCAATATTGCTCTTTCATCTACAGATAATGAACCAAAAGCGTGATCCATAAATACAATAACATAATTCTTAAATAAAAACAGATCATTAATAGGACCATATTGTGTAGGTAATGTTTTCTTATTATCTGATAAGAATTTAACAAACGAATCTACTTCTTCTCTTGCAACCTTTTCTAATGATATTTTAACAACAGTATCATCATGTACTATACTTAACCAATTTAAAGGTTTTGCAAAATGAATTTTGGATATATTCTGTTGAGAATAAACAGAATTATATTCATACATATTTTTATCCTGGATAAGATCATAATCATTATTAGGCATTGCATGATCAGTTAAATCTGCATTATATGTTCCTGCAATTTCTCTCATTCCAATTGATAATGGATTAATATAATACTCACTATATTTATAACCATGAGATAAACCTAAATTTATTACCGATTCACATATAAATGATGTTATATTAAATCCCCTTTTTGCAGATGCAATATCTACTACCGTGTCACCATCATTATCATCTACCTCCCATATTGTTTTAAGATGTTCATGAATATCTATAAAAGTATCGCCACCATATACGGTTAAGACATCATCTGTCCCTCCTGTTATTAATAATTGATTACCACATTCAATATATGTATTAAATTGTCTTGCTTCATATGTTAATCCACCATATTGAGAAGCAGCTATATATGGTATTTTATAATCTACAAGAAATGTTTCATCTTCTTGTGCAGATATTAATTCTGTAATATTTAATCCAGAACTTATAACAAGTATAACACAAGTACCAGAAGGACCTTCATGATTTGGTAAACCAAAATCAAAATCTACAGATCTATTAAGTAGTGGAACTGATGATGATGGAAATATAATCTTATTATCTTCTTCTCCTCCATATTCAACAACACCAGCAATAGTTCCATCTAATATATGATAATGTAATAATGATGTTAATGCAGTAGTACTTACATATTTAAATACTGTTGAACCATAATATATACATCCGAATTTAGCAACTGTTTTTATATAATGTGATGATGTTGGAGATAATTCTTTAAAATAATTGATTTCAGGAGATATAAATTGCACTACATTAGTTAGTTTAGTATATAATGCATCAGTTCCAGTTGAAGGTGTTTTTACTGTAACTTTAGGAAATCCTAGAATCATATCATCATATGGATCTCCAGCATCACTACTTTGATCTAAATACATATTTGATATAATACCCTGAGTATATATTGTTCTATCTTCTTTTTTCCTTTCAACTCTTACTATTTTTATAGAAACAACATCTTGTGAAAATAAACTAGACGTATTAACTGTAAATTTTATACCAAGTGAAAATATTGAAGTAGTAGTATCTACATTATAAGTACATAATAAACTTTCAGATAATGTTGGTATTTTTATATCTCCAATCCATTTAACAAATGAATCTTGTCCTCTATTATTAGTTAATATTAATCCATACCTATATACTTCATCCCTTTTATTATTCATGAGATAAGCAGTCCGTAATGGATTCTTATATGAATCATAACTAGATAGACTATTTATAGTAACAATATCTGGTTGATTATATCTTTGATCTGATGTTTTTTCAAATATCATTTCAGTAGTAACAAATTCATATTTTATATTTGGTCCTTCTCCTCCTAATGTAACAAGATCTGATTGCCATTTAAAACAATTCTTATTAGTAGGTTCGTTAGTTAATACATTAGTAGAAAAATCATTTTGTACACAATATGTTGCTATTTCATCAATACACGGAGTTACCATTGGTACTGCCAATGCTGCACCATATAAAAAATCATAATTATATGGATTAATAAGATCATCTTCATCTCCTATTGTAACTCCTCCTGTATATTCAAATGTCGCATTAGGCCATACTCCTGTCTGTACTATATCTTTCTCTGTATTTGTTTTTGAATCATATACTGTTATAATAGGATCAATACCCCAATATGTGTATGAAATAGAAATATCAAGATGTATTGATGTTATACATGCAAACGAAAATGGATTTACACATGATATATAATTACCTCCTCCTGTTCTTGATATATTCCATAACCAAGGATCGGGATTATATGATGTAGTCCCTCTTACATATATTAGATTTGCATTGGTTGTTGTTTCATATATATAATTTAATGTTTCTGTATATTGATAAGTAAATACTAATTGTGATGTTCCTCCTGTATCCGTATCAACATGATCAAATCCTACACCAAAATAATTAGTTCCTCCTGTTGATATTGTAAATGTTAATGTAGTACCTACATATGACTGAACTGTTATAGTAGATTCTGCCTTTGTACTTCCAAATGCTGTTGGTGTGTGGGAAGAATCATGCCAATTCCCCATTACAATATCTGTTGAATTATTATTACTTGTTATTATTGTTACACCAGTTATTGTTTTACCTGCACCTAAACTAACAAATGTAGGAAAATCTGCAATTACCAATTGTATCGTGTTATCTGTGGATCGTGTAGGAACTATACTTCCAGAAAGAAATGATGTACCTATTTCAGAAGAATTTACAGTATAAGGACCAGTTTCTGTATATTCCATTTTAAGATGTGAGGTTACTGCAGTAGATCCCATCTTATCATTATATAATGCCTTTATTGCTGCAGGAGTAGGATATGTAAAATACAATGTCTTATTAGTAGATGTATTAACAAGATTTGTAAGACTTGTTATGTTTACTGTTTGATTAGATGATTTAGTTGTTGCTTTTACTGAATTCCTATATGCCCTTGCATCAAAATCAATATCAAAAAATTTCTCTGTTATATTACCTATTAATGCCTTATTCCCTTTTTGGGTTATAGTCTTACAATATAATTCTGAATTACCTAATGTCCTGAATGCATTAAGAGTAATAGTTCCTTTTGAATATACTCCATAATCAGTAATCATTATATTATCAATAACTTCATACTCTCCTACTACACTAATATCTGGTGTTTGATCTAAATTACGATATAGTATAGACACTACTCTTATCATATCATAAGAAGTATCTATCCCTGATATCTGTATTGTTACTGATTTCCCTGAGTTATTTGGATTACCACTACTATTTAATGGTTCTGATCCTTCATATAATCTTATATTGGATCCTGTTAATCCTTCACTTGATTGAGTAAGATGTATTAATGGAGTACATGGAGAAAAAGTAGTTTCAATTCCACCAATATTATAGTACTGAAATGCATATTGAACTTTACCTACATATATATTTCCTCCTCCAATATTTATTATTGTTGGAGTTACAAAATTAGTATTGGGTAATATATTTAATCCATCTACTGTAGTTGGTCCGGTACCCATAATATTAATAAATCGAATCATATTATAGTTATCAGTCCAATATACTTTTATAGTATTACTATCTTCATAATAGCCTATTACTTCATTATATATAGGATACTTGGTAGTAAGATTCATTGAAGTACTTGTATATATCCTATCCCAATGTGGTGATGTTTCTGATAAATTAGTTTTATATATTGATCCTCTTCCTCCTGTAGTATGATTATTAGTTGACCACACAACAAGATAATTTCTTATTACTATAGAACCTATTATAATATCATCAGGAAATAATACTGTGTGTGTATCAAGTATTGTTATTGATTTATTACCTTTTATAGAAGTAACTGCACCATTGGATAACTCATCAAATGAAATAAGACGAAAGTTCTTCATCTTATAATATGATCCCTTTGGATATTTATTCTTAGATGAATCTCTATCTATACCTCCTTCATATGATGATACATGAACTGCCATAATTATTTAGTTCCAATATTTAAATCTTCTCTACTACCAAAATATGCAAATGATGTTTCATGATCCATTATTCGAGGCATCAATCTAAGTCTTGCCCAGGTCCATGATTCCATTGTATCTACATCAGGACGTATAAGTGATGAATGTGCTCCTCCTGCTCTCCACATTCTTCTTTTCTCAATCACATCATATACTTCTCTATTTATCTTACCTGAAGCAAATAAATTAAATGCAATCTTTTCTGATATATATTCTTTTGCATATTCCAATACCTTTTGTTCATCTGGTACTAATGGATATCCTCTATCATCAACAGGAAATGATTCATAACACATCTCTAATGTTGCAGTTTCATCCTCAACAAATATATATCCTCCACTTATATTATATAATTTATCTGTATTTGAATTATAAGAATCCTCATCTAATCCGTGTTGAAATTGTGTAAATGTACCAAGTGATTTACGATATACTTCTTTAGTATCATAATCTCTTATACCACCTTTTAGTACTTTTCTAAAGTCAACAGGTAATGTGCCTCTATATTGTGTTACTACTATATTTGGTGTCAGTAAATCAACTCCTGTGACCTTCCTACGAAACATTCCAGGTACAGATAAGAATCCATATATTGCACCAACCCATTCAAGTACATCAGAGATCTTAATATCAGTAATGAATTTATAATCTCTATATATCATTTCTATTACTTTCTCAATAGATGCATATTGAAATTTATCCTGTTGTTTCTCTATTAATTCAAATGGTCTCATATCATCATTTTATTTGACATTGATGCGATAAACGAACTAATAGACTTTGCTACTACTTTTGTATCAGTAGGATCTACCTTTGGTTTATCTTCTTTTATTTCAAGTAACGGATTAGTCTTACTTATATATTCTTTCTCATCACATTTCCATTCTCTACATCTATCTCCTTTTGCTTCTTCATAATATGAATGAGACATACTTATAATAAATCCATTTTCTACTTCTCTTACAGTACATATCTTTGATTCATCATTATCATATGATTCACGTAATGTATAAGATGTCTTTCCATTCTTACCTACTGATTTATCCTGTGTGGATGATTTTAATTCCATGATATCTTTATTAAAATTTAGTACAATATTGAATATTAGGATTATTAAATATTAATTTACCTAATTCCTGTGTAATATTAAACGAAGGAGTAAATGAGTAAACAGATTTATTCTTCATACTACTCCCTTTTTTCTTCCAATGGAATTTCATTACCCTACCATCTGTATGTTCATTAGTATAATACAATAATGGTTTGTCTTTGTATTTTTTATAATCACTTTTTTTAACACAATCAGGATATAATTGTTTCCATAGTATATATGTCTTTTCCCAATTTATTACAAGATTACGTGGATCTAATGTACCATCTTCTTTAAATCTTATTTTCTTTTTTGTCTGTACTACACCTATTGATCCTAACCTATATGGCATCTTAAATACATATCCCTGTAATATTCCTGCCATAACACGTTGATTGAATTTCTTACATATACGTAACCATTGCACATACGATACATTACATTCAGATGCTCTCATAGATCCTTTAAATATCTGTTTATACATCTGGTATAAACCATAACTTAATACTCCATTATTACCTTCTCTTTTTGTAAATGATTTCATGGTGTATCTTTTTTACTTTGGTTATCATCATTACTCTGATCAACTGGTATTGTATATAATTCTTTAATATTACTTTTCTTAATCTGGTCTTTCATAAAATCCCATAGATCAAGACTAATAGGATATTCATCATTAAGACTAAAACATGGTTCTCCTGTTACATGTTTAAAATTTGCAAGATCTCTTGGGTTTTCAAATATCCCTACTACTCCTACTTGCGATATTAGGTACCAGAAATTCTTAACTCCTTTAGATATTATAAATAGATAATCATCAAATATAAATGAGAATATCTGTGTTTTGTTAAATCTACCATTACCACTTGCAATTGCTTCACGATATTCTACATGATTAAAACGATCTGATGCAAGATCTATTGGTCCGGTACTAATCACACCATCCCATGATGTAAAATTGATTAGACGTGGTAATCTGCGGTTTGTACGTAATATCCTGTATCCTGCTGGAACTGCAGTAGGAACCATTGATCTATCTACTGATATTACTTCTTCAGTTAATGATTGTGATAATGAATGATCAATACCGATATATGAACTATCTCTACGTTTAGTCCACATTGCACGTTGTGTGACAATCCAGAATTCAATCTGTCTATCTGTTAATAGATCTTCATCCGTAATATTATAATTACGTAATAATCCACGTATGTCATAAATATATTTAAATCCAACCATTACTTTAAAGATTTATATACTAATAATCCACTTGTTGTTATTGCTCCTATTCTCCATACACCTTTCCAAAATCTTTCACTCTTATATGACTTATTAAGTAATTTATTATCTTCTGTAAGATTTGTAATTAATTCATCATTTAGTTTTAGTTTTTCATTAAGAGTACCTAATTGAATATCTTTATTACCTATTATAGTTGATTTAATTACATTATCATTTTTACATAAATCTAATGTATTATTTAAATCCTTAACTAATCCTAAATTATAATTAAGAGATATATGGTCCTGATAGAAATATCTTATTTGATTTCCTCCATATGGATATTTAAGTAATTCATTATTTACATTAAGATTATAAGTAAATGTTATTTTATAAATAGTGTCTGATGGTATATTAGTGAGTTCTGCGATAGTATTAAGATATTGTCTTTCCTTATCCTTCATCTGTTTTAATATTGCATCTGATACCTTCTTAGTGCTATCTAATCGTAATTGTAATCTTATATTATCATCATCTCTCTTTACATATTCAATATTAAGAGAATCAAACTTACTTTTAATAAGTTCTTTTTCTTTCTTTAATTCTTTACGTTCTTGTTTAATAGTATTATACCTATCTGACTGAATCCAATTCGATACAAAGGATAATAATAAAAGTAATATACCTAATCCAATAAGTATATTCTTTATTGATTTCCAATTCTGTTTTATCCATGTAATAAACTGATCTTTCATTATACTTGTTTTTCAGTAATAGTTTTAGACAACAACTTAAATAATGCCACAAACATATTCCAACCAAATAATATCCACTCTTTGTGTTCATTATCCGGCATAGTAATTAATATAGGATCAATTACAAGAATTGATGCCAATAAAAAGTCTGCAATCTTTTTTAATAGTATAGGAGTCTTTTTACTATAATTATTTATATGTACATCATAACCTTTTATAATTTCCATATCAATTTGATTTTAAATAGTTAATAATAGCATCTATATGTAATCTTGAAATATTCTCCCTTCCTTTTTCTGACATCATATAATGACAATCTACTTCATTATCAAAAAATAGATTCTCTGTTAATACTGCAGGACAATTGGTATTTTTAAGTATATAGAATTTACTTTCTTTATCAGGATCACCATCTACATAATCATTTCTCATCTTAAATTCTGTTAATACCTTTTTTGCTTCATTATAGAAATAAGTTGCAATCCTATCACTTTCTGTTTCTCCTGGACTAGTCCATATCTCCCATCCGGTACCTTCATTTGGTTTTGTTCCTGCATTACCATGTATAGATAATAAGAATGATCCTGGAAACTTCTCATATATCTTATTTGCCCTATCACATCTTACTTTTAATGATAGATCTACTACTTCTGGTACAAGTATATTGTTTTTAATATTATATCTGTCTAAACCTCTTGAAATACGTTTAGTTATATCTCTATTGAATTCATATTCGAATAACTGAGTACCATCATCCCAAACAGGACTTGCCTTACCAAATGTCTCAAAACCATGACCCGAATCAATGACAATCATTTTATTTTATTTTAATTATTGTATCTTTTTTTATTGTATCATTTTTAATTCCAACACATCCTCCTCTTGTTATCGGAGATATCCCATGTTCTCTCATTTTCTTATAAAACTGTTGATGTTCTTTATTATCCTGATATTCCTTAAATCTATCATTAGTAAAGATAGTCACTATCAAAATAACCAAAACGCCAAGAACATATTTAAATATCTTCATAAGGTTCTTCTCACTCATATC